CTTCCGCATTCCTTGGCGAAGTTGTAGAGTCCTTCGTCGTTTTGTATCCATAGAGCGACATTCCAAGTTGCTCTGTTTGCCCATCCGTTGTATGTATCGCTCATAATTAGCTTGCCTTTCCGATTGTATAAGGTGAATGTTCCGTGAGTCTGTCGATGTGAGACTCAAGTTGTTGGATCAAGAAGATCACGCTTTCAAGTGGTCGTGGCTCGAAGTCCATCGCTTTTCCGTTTTTTAATATAATATACATTTTAAATGTCGTTTTGGTGAACATAAACTGATTCGCCTTCAAACTTTAGCGTCTCATGTTTAATGAAAACTTTTTCTTGTATGTTTCTGTCAAGGGTTGCTTGAGATATAAAGAAATCATTTTGATGTGTTTTCTTTTCTGCTTTAACGATTACAACGCAGTTGTCGTTGCTTTTGGTGAGTAGCCATTTCTTCTGATTCATTAGTTATTAGTATAAGGAGAAGTGTTGTCTTTGTCAAGCATTTTCTCGTAGCAACGAGCCTTTCTTGCTATGATGGTAAAAGCGTCTGCGACTGTCCCAAGCATCTCTGCTTGCTCACCATCAAGCAGATCGTTCGCAATCGCAGGCTCAATAAGTATGTTGGAGAGAACGCTCATGCACGCCTCCATTGCTTCTTCGGAGTTTCCTACTCCATCTTTATCATATTCAGAATTAATGTTCATAACTTTTTTTGTGTTTTGGTTTTCTATTGTACTTGATGAGATTCTTGTGAGGACGAGCCTTAGTGAAGATCATCGTCTTTCTTATCTTGATTTCCCTCGTCTTCATAGTTATAAGTATGACAGATTTTGGCGTGATGTCAACCACTAAATCCAAAAAAATGTGCAATTATCATGCCGATCATTATGATTAGGAATGCGAGTGAGAATGTCTGTTGTTGTGTCATAGTAAATTGGTATCGGTTTTTGACAAATGAGAACCGACGGAAAACTCTGAATCTGCTACCTTTTTCATCCATGGATTCGTCCTGCTTGGATATCAATCCTTAGACCAAGTTTCGTACTTGGCGGTTCAGAAGAGCCAAGATTACTTCCATGTAGCAAAAGTGTGAACCTCTTTCTCTCTCCCTTTCGGGTTGTAGGCGTGTTCTGACGCCTCGTTGTTCAATGCGTTTGCATCTACAGAAAGAGCAGGAGCGTGGGAGACTCGAACTCCCTTATTCAATCGCTATCCAATGATCAGTTGGTTGCGGGCTTAACATGTATACCGCACGAGGATTGACGCATTAACCAACATATGCTAACGCCCCACAAATGAAATTGATTATCAAAAGAACTAAATACAATTATGACAGAAAACGCCCAAAGGTCAAGCAAACAATTCAACTAAGTTTGTGCACAATTCTACTGCGGGGGGCCCCTTGGCCCGCTAAACTCTTGATAATCAATAAGTTACTATCTAATTGAGATTGCTTCTCCAAATAGCTTGTGAGAATATGGGTGAGTTATTCTAAAGAAAAATGAACCCCATTGAGTGTGAGATTGTAGAACTATAAGCCCTTGCTTGAACATCTCGATAAATTTATCTGTGTTTACGCTCAAGTGAAGATTGACTTTAATATACTTGAACTTGAGTTTGCCATGCTCGACTTTCTTGATCGCATCGCAAGCTAAGACATTCTTGAATTTAGTTTTGTAAGCATCCAAAACTCGGTCTAAATCCCAAGAGTATAGCTTGCCAAGATTTTCTTGACTAACTACAATATTCTTCTTGGTAACTTTCATTTGCAGTCCCAACTCTCGTTGCTTGGGAGCGATCTTACTGCATTTCATGTCTGCGGAATTAGGAGTAACTAGAGAACACATATCCTCTTTTGATATGAACCTTTCGGAAGGTGACTGAGTAAATAGAGATAGTTTAGAAGTAGTTGGAAGAACTCTAGTTTTGCATTCAAGTATGCCTCCCAAGTCTGCTCCTTTGTCTGAATTTGGAACTGAAGTTGGATCACATAGAAGCTCCAAAGTTTCTCCGCAAAGCCCATAATACTTATGATTATCTTGTCTGTGCGAATCATGCCAATTATCGATACCGACTTTGTCAAAGTTGTTTACCCAACCCTCTATGCTCAGTCTCTCAAACGAACTTAGGGAACAATCTCTACCTTTAATCTTTATCATGTATACAAGTATGACAGGTTTTGCCTAGAAGTCAACAAGATAATTCAACAAATTTTTTGCACCATTCAACTGCGGGGGGGCCCTGGCAGAATAGGTCAACTTTTTAGTATCCTAACCAAACAAGCACTTCTTGTGCATTATACTCTTGCCGATCTCCTAAGTCATCAAAGAATTGCTCTAAGTCTTCACAGCTGTGCCTTGCTAATTCAAGCAAAGCTCTTTCTCTCGTTATGATTATATCCTCGGCTGATTCGTAATAGTCTATCATGAGTTTACCCCTTCCAATACAAAACCCGATTCATCTTTTTTGGCTTTACCTTTTTCAATCAAGCCAACGACCACGCCACGCTTGTCAAGAAAACGCAAGTCGGTGTCATCACCATTGACAACTTGAAAACCTTTCCAAGTGTCAGGTAATTGGTTGCGAAATACTACGGCAACATTACCGCCCATAGCAAGAACCATTTGGCATTTGGTATCATTGTTTTCCGAGCGACTAAAAGTCAAATGATAGTTTTCGGGAAACTCTTCATGTTTGCCAAGAAACTTTGCCATGCGTTGAAATGACTTTGTATAATCGTAAAATTGAGTATCCTTGAAACGCTCAAAGATAGTCAATCCTTCTGCGTCCTTCTCTTTTTCCCACATGATGTCGCTCGTAAGGTTGAGGCGAAAGACTGCTTGCATCTCTTTCTTTAAAGCTGACTTGACCGAAGAAGAAATTTCTTTCGATAGTTTAACAAAGAAATCCATCTTTTGCTCAAAGAAAAGTTTTGTCTTGGCAATGCGTGATTCTTGAATAGTATTCATTTGCCCACGACCTGCCGTGTTAAGGCAAGCCATCGTGCAACCTTTGGAACGCCAACGGCAAACTTCAAAGCCCGAAAGATTAGCAGGTGCAAGGTGAATTCCCTTGGTGATGTAACCGAGCTTTTCTCCTTTGAGAATTTTTTGATTACCTGATGTGAGTAGAGTTGTCTTAATCATAGGTTTATAATGACAGAATCAAGTGAACTTGTCAAGCCTTTTTAGCAAAGTCTAAAAAGAAAGTCTTCAAAGAAATCGGGTTCTAAGCCAAACTCATCCATAAACATATGCTCCCATTCGGAAAGATCACCGCCATGCTCCCAATCTGCTCGCATTTCGTTGAAAAAGTTAACCACTTGCTTGACCGCCTCAGCTTGACTCAAGCCATCACGGGACATTAATACTTTTACTGTTTCTTTCATGTAATTAAGTATGACAGAATCGCTCGTAAAGTCAAGGCTATAATTCAACTAAATAGTTGACCAATCCGGCTGCGGGGGGCCCTTGGGGGTTATAACCCCTTGGGAATCAGTGGTTTACAAAACTTGATTGCCGACTCTATATACCGACCACTCTCCGTGATCGCAATAAGGATAAGAGCCTTCAGCCCATGAAACCGCACCCTTGAGAGAGGGAAAGTAGATTGGTGGATCACTCGGACTCGCATTATCTACAAGCATATAGACACCCTCGCGGACATCAGTAGGGGAAAGCAAAACCTCTTTCTTGTGTTGAGCCTTCCACTCAAGGTATTCGAGTTGTTCTTGTGCGTAGCTCATGCGTCAATTGCGGTAAGAGTTCCAAGCTCAGAAGTCCACTCGTCAACGAGTTCGCAATACTCAATACCACCAAGGGCATTGTAATGAGTGCAAACGATCTCGATAGAGGAGAGTTCTTCTGCTCTCTCATTCATGATCTGCTCGACCTCTTGGTAGGCTGAATCCAAGCCTTCTGCGTTCTTGTCAAAAGACAGATAGGTAATTCCGTCTTCAATGATTTCATACTTTTTCGTAATCATGCTTTAATTCTATGAAATTTTTTGTTAGTTGTCAAGCCCTAATTCCTTGCGAGACTCATCTCTTAATGAGTGAAGCAAGGTTACCCAAGCAAAGTCATTGAGCTGAGCTTGGTGCATAAGCTTGGTAACTTGATCGGGAGTTTGCCAACCAAGGACATCATCAAACCTTCCCAAGGGAAGCATGGTGTCTCGATCTTGAAACCACATTGCAACTTCGTAAGTATTGTCGTTGATGTGACCATACAAGCCTGTGCCGTCATTAAGGTTTTGAACAACCGAGATCGTGAATTGATCTTGATTGTCTTTGTCTCGTTGACCGAAGGTCAATTTTGCTTGACGAGCTTTGCCGTCTACGAATCCTCCATGTTGACCGAAAGTCAAATCATCGAAGCCTTTTAGTTGGGTCTTATTCTTAATCATGTATATCATTATGACAGATTGTGGGTTAAAGTCAAGGCTTAATTTAAACTTTTTTTGCTTTCAATGGGAGGTCGCTTGCAAGCTCAATGTTTCTTGAGTCATCATCAAAGAACCAAATCTTATCGAAGTTCTCAATGATTGAAAGTAATACTTTACGCTTTGCTTTGGCAACATTAGAATCTCCACCAACACAATGAACCTCTTGAACCTTTACCCCTTTTGAGTAAAGAAAGTTTTTAATAACATTAGCAACGCAAGCGTTTCTTGCAGTAAGAATAAAGACAGAATGCCCTTCATCGGAGACATCTTTTGCCAAGTCCATAAGCTTGGTTGGCTTGCCATCAAGAATCAAACTTGCCTTGTCAAAGTCAGAGAAATCATAAGATTCTCCTTCTCTTAATATGTTGGAATTGAATTCTTGAGGAGTCAACCCTTTGCGAACTAATCTTGTTGGACTCAAGACATAAACCTTTGCATCAGTAAAAGCAAGGGTATCATCAAAGTCGAATACGAAAGCCTTGTTTTCTTTAATCATACTAACACTATAACCTACCAATGCGAAAAAGTCAAGGCTATAATTCAACTAAATAGTTGCACTATACGCTAGAGGGCCCCCCCGAGAGGATCGGTCAATAACCCTGCGGAATAAGTCAATCGTCTTTCGCAAAAAAAGCCTCTCCGAAGAGAGGCTTAGTATTTAGCTCCGTATTTGGAGCAAATGGCTCTTTATTTCGAGCCTACCAACTTAACTCACCGATCTCTTGAAAGATTTGTCAGCACAAGTGGCACGAAGCACATGGCGACGATTCACTCGACGATTACCTCCGTTGGTATCGGTAAACATAACATGACGAGAAGTCACGCCATTGACTTTAGCAGAGAACACCTTGCGTTGCTCTCCGTTTTTAACGAGAAGGGAAACGAATCGTCCCTTGAGGTTATCTACTACATTTTGAAGGTACTTTTGCTTTTTCATAATTAGATGTTTTTCTTTATCGATTTAGTTTTAGTTTAGGTTAAATTAGGCAACCGCTGAAGTCAATCCCACTTCGGAATCGAGAACTCCATGAAGAGCGACAGAGCGATTAGGTAGAGCATGAACACCACCTTTAAGAACATGAGTAAACCCATTGTACAACGAGTGCATGGTTCTGTCCGAAAAGTCATCGTGTTCGGGAGTGTGCCATTGCTCGACAACATCCGCAATCTTAGCCTTGCTGATCGCACCATTTTGGTAGGCACGAATTACGAGGTCATGGGCTTGCTCATTGCCAAGCTCATATTCCTTGTACGCTTCGATGCGTTGCTCGTCACTTGTCCAAGTCTCGGTCATCTTGCCAAGAGTCCTTGCGATAACTTGCGAAAGATCGTTAAGAATGTTCTTGGTATGTCTACGAGCGAGAGTCACTTCGTTGGTGAAGATGAGGTTGGAGCAAACGAAAGGTGCGTTACCCATGCACAAACCTGCAGGAAAGCACTTGTCGTGAGAGTTGCGAAGACCAAGGATCGTGCCTCGATCATCGTTGTCAGCTTCAGTTCCTTTGATGTGGAACAAGCCGAAGTAGCGTTGACCAAAGCGGTGAAGCGAATGGTAGGTATCTACAATTTCCCATCCGTTGTCTTGGATTTGGTCTTGTACTCGATTAACGAGAAACGAGTGACCGATTGGTCGCCAAGACTCGGTTGCTTCGGGAGTTTCTACCGACTTGACTTCGCTGAAGTCAACTTGCTTTGTGCCACATACTGAGAGATCAATTTTCTTTGTCATAATTTTTTTTGAGTTTATAGTTTGTCTTTGATGTATATAATTATACTAAATTTTTTGGTTTCTGTCAAGCTTTTTTTTTATAAAACTACCTGTACTCGATAGACATTATAAGCGTTGTGATCGAGGTTGAGTTCTGCCCATGCGACTGAGTCATCAATAGAAAGAAAGCTACCGATTATATCTTGATTACCTTTATCATATCCCTTCCAACAATTTCTGTTGTCAACGATAATATATCTTTGATTGACCAAGTCAACTCTCTTGGGTTCAACCAACTCGTCTTCTTCAATATACTCCTTGTACATTTCGGGGTTTCTTTCCATGTCCTCTTCGAGAGAGAACTTTCTTCCTTCTTCATCGTTAATCATACCTATAGTATGACAGAAAATAACATAAAGTCAACACTTTTTTTTCACTTTGGTGAATTATGCAGCAATATAGGAGAATAGGTCAGCCGGGGGGCCCCTCTCGGGGATTGTGCAACTTTTAGACTTTTTTCTGCAGTGAGTTAAGTTCTTTTAGTAGAAGGTTGTGCGCCAACCTTTTTCCAAAGAAGTCTTCGCATCGCGTGCCACGGTCTTGCGCTCTTCCAAGCTCGAAACCTAAGGCCCTAATTTGCTTAGTTAGTTTATCTATTTTTTTCATGACTTAGCATTCTGTGGGTTGTGAATAATGGTTGTAAGCACTCTCTGCTTCCGTTTGAGACTCGAAATGTACTTCGATTAGGTCTCGATCAAAATAAGGATGCCAAGGAGTATCTGACTCTTCAAACCATAAGCTCCAAGTATCGGAATCCTCATCATACTTTGGTGGTTCTAAAGGAACTCCTTCGCAAACTCCATCAATATAATCGTTCATTTAACTTATGCGTTGTATATAGCTTTGAACATTTCGACATCAGCACCATCGCTATCTTGCTCATGCTCCTCGCCAAGTGCAATATCAAACTTCTCGCTTGTGATTGTGATTTTTCCTCCACCACAATTTTGCAATCGTAGTTGAAGGGCTTTGATTTCTTCCATTAGTTCTTTCATATAAATAAGTATGACAGGTTATGCTTGAATGTCAAGCGTTAATACCAACAAGAGTAGAAAACTTTCTTGCCTTGCTTGAGAGCGTGGCGAGCATCACTAACAAACTGATAGTCAGATTCCTTGTAGAAGTAATTTGCCGAAGACTTGTTTCCGTCTTCACTCTCCCACATATAAGAGTCGCTTCCGAAGAAGAACCCATTTGTTTCGGGCAAATTGAAATCATCGAGGTCTGCTTCAAGCCTGTCGATGTCATCCAAATCAAGCTCCAAGGGAACGCAGTTGAAGTCACCCATTGGGTTGTTTTCAGTTTCTGCGTTTGGTCTACCTTTATCATTCCAAAGGTCTTCCATCCATCCTTGCAGACGATTGTGCTTTCTCCATTCTGCGAGATGTTCGTCTTCTCCGTTAGTGTCTTGTGCGTATGCGTTTTGGTCTAATCCCATTTTTATTCCTTGTTGTGTTTGAGTATATCTAAAACTTTTTTCCATGCAGTATTCACATCTTTCATGAATTCATCTGTTCCCATTTCGGGGTATACATGGCTTATGTCTTGTGGTTCGTAAACATTGAGGACATCAAAGATTGCCTCAAGTTCTTTTAGAGTTAGTTCTGTCTTAATCATAGTATATATACTAAAGTAGTTCTGCGATTGTGTCAAGCAATAAAAACTTGATCGTCAAGTAATCTTGTAAAAGATCCAAACCAACGAGGAGTTCTATCATCTGCATGAACGAATGAGTCGTACTTGTAGGGGTTATAAGTAATCTCTCTCATTTGCGAATTTGGTAATCCCTCCCAAGCTCGTTGGAATATTTTTACTTCGTCAGTCAACTCTGCTTCGTGAGACAATCCCAAGTGGTATGGCTCAAGATAACCTTTTATCCCTGCATGGACATTCTTACGCTTTTCTTTGCGTACTCTTGTTTGACCCGCTCGACTGACTTTGATTGCGCAATCATAAAGGTTTAGCTCAAGGGCGTGAGCCTTAACCAATCCACCTTGCTTTACGCTCCAACAGTTCTTGTGAAGGTTCTTGTAAACAAAGACCTTCTTGCTGAAGTCGATCTTGTATCGGGAGTCTTGCTTAATCATACCTTAATTATGACAGAACTAACCTCAAAGTCAAGAAAACAATTCATTTAATTTCTTACACTATTCTACTTCGGGGGGGCCCGAGCTGCACAAAACTTTTAATTAAGTTAAGTATCAGTTTATCGGGCTAATTTAATTTTTTATTTTATATATTTAGATCATTGATATTTGTCTTCTATATATTTTAGTTCCAAAAGTCGTCATTATTATCTTGTATTGCTTTATATATCCCTGCAAGAAAACTTATTACTAATATGATTGTAATTTCGATAATTATTTATTGTTTGTATTGAGTCCTAATACTTCTTCAAGTTTACGGAACTGAGCTGATTCAATAAAAACTTCTCTGCAATAGTCTCCGTGAAGGTCTTCCTTCTGTTTAATGTGAAAGGCTACTTGCGATGCTCGTACCTTTTCTCTTGGGGACATACCCCACTTTATGATTAGTTCCATATCGGGGAAATAGCAAGCGAGTTCTTTTATCTGCTTGCTATCTATAAAACCCCAATTATTCATGATGTCTTTTAGCAATTTCATATAAGTATTATCTCAAATTTGTTGATGTTTGTCAATAAAAAACCCACCCAAGGGGTTTATTCCTTGGATGGGTAAGTTATGATTAAGAAAATTAGTGTGGGAAGGGATTACTGTATACCCTCGACTTTTCGGGATGAACATCAGTTCATAGTGTTCCTACTTCGCACCACAAATTAGACTTGGTATTCGTCATCAGCTCATCCGATTGGACTCTGCTACCCCACCACAGGGAATTTGCGTACCTTAGCCCGCTCATCACAGGCTTGCTCAGTCACCCACAGGAAGGATTATAAGCCCTTCCAAAGTGAATTGAGAGTCGAATAGCCGATTCGATAAATGCTACCCTGTCTTACCAAGGATGTGACACTATGTGCCAATAAGGCTTTGTACTGCACTCTCAAAAATAAAATGTTAAAGATCGAATATTTGTTTTGATTGAGTTTCTTTCTCAAATTATGTATATATTATACTATATTAAATGATATTTGTCAAGTATTATTTTGCTTTTCTTGAATTTCTTTTTTATCTTCCAACTCATCATGTATTAAAGCTTGTATTCTCCATAGTCCATGATTGTTAATAGTAAGATCTAATTTTCTTTGAAGTAAGTCTCTTATCTGCATAACAAGATAATGATGTTCTGTATCAATCATGTGCAGTCTCGTAAAACTCCTTGTTTACTTCTCCGTCTTGCTTGACTACTCTAAGTTCTTCGGTTTCGGCAGGGTATACATGACAAGGTTCGTCTGCTCCGTTTTGCTTGATGTACCAAGCAGGTGGATCGAGAGGTTGTACAAGCATTCCGATAAAACCATATTCTACAAAATACTTCTTGACGATTGATTCGCCAATTCCATTAATTTTTACATTCAGCTTAGTTCCAATCTTTGGAATGGCGTGAGTACTTACCCATGCGAGTTGTTCAAACTCGGTATATGAGCCTACAGGTTGTTCTACTTTTGGATGCATAATTAAACAATAATTCCTTTTAATCTAAGTCGTGCCTTCATCTCGGCATACTTTTGTTTTCTTTCTTTGTCGGCTTTTTCTGCCAACATTGTATGATAATAGATACTATCTTCGGGGATTGATCCATAATTGGCAAACTTACCTTGCTTGTTCGCAGGGGTATACTTACCATTCTGAATCTCGTTCATAACTTGTGATGCTCTCGCATTTTTCGCAATACTCATAATTTCCTTTCTTTCGCAATTAGTGGTTGATGTCTTTAATTATAGCAGATTACTTGGAGTTGTCAAGCCTTTTTTTGTTGAACTTGCTTTTTCCTCCGAAAGCTCCTGTTGGAGTAGCTTGTCCACCTTTCGATCCACGCATTCCTTTGCCCAATTTCTTCTTGCCGATAAGATATTTGTTCATATTCATTGTATAAATTATTTTATGTAATTAAATTCGGGCGATTCAGTCCACATTCCTTTCGCCCTCTTTCCATTGTCTGTCTTTAGGTTGATCGTTCGCTCTAAATGCTCGATCATTGCCTTGTCTTCATCATCCATTCCACCTTGCATCTCAGATGTGGTTATTATTTCGTTTATTTGATCTAATATTTCGTCAATCTCTCTTCTTATATGTGTCATTGTTATTTAGACCTTAATATTTGTGCAATTAAAATTAGATTCTGATTCATTTTTTCTAATTCTTCGGCAATTTTCTTTATATTATCTTCCATATTATATTTCGTTTGTTATTTTCAGTAAATATTTCTTCAAATTAACTGACTCACTTAATGCTCGCTCAGTATTATCTTGCTCTAAGAAGAATTGTATTGACTCATTGGTTGTAATAATAGTCTCAGACTCAACTGCACTAAAATTAACAATATTTTGTTCAATTAATTCTAATATTTCTTGACTCAATTCGAGAACCTTGATTACATCTTCGTCTAAATCGTCAATCATTAAAAATCTTTTGTTATATTAAGTAGATATTTAAGAGTATGCTTTGCGTTCCACAATGCTTTGTCTTTATCTTTTACTTCAACATAGTATTCCATGCTCTTATTGCATAGATTTAAGTATTCAGCTTGCTCATCTGTGAGCGAATCAACTTTGTTTTGAAATATGTCGCATATTTCGCCACTTATTCTTTGTATTTCATCCATATTTTTGTGCAATTAAGTGTTATCTTCTTGTTCTTTTTCTTCTAATAGTTTTATTTTTAGTTCCAAAACCTGTTTTACCTCATCGGGAGCATCTTCGCTCATCTTTCTGAGCATTTCAAGCTCATTATCGTAAGGAAAAGGTGGAACTTCGGGAAATTCTTGTTCTGTATTACTATCTTCTTCGCTCATTTATACATATATTCTACTATACTACATTGAGAATGTCAAGAAAAAAATGTAAATAATTGATAATAAACAATTTAATCTATTAATCTTTGTAATAAGTTGGAAATCCGTGAGAATTTCTTTTAATACAAGGCTTCTTCTGCGATTTGGTCTGCTCTGTCTTCGGAGATTTCTTTATTTGACATAATATTTTCTTCGATTGAGCGGTTATTTGCCTTGCTAATTTGAATAATTTTTTCATTTAATTGAGTTATTTGGTCTTGTAAATTTTGTATAGTATTTATTTCATCATTATTTGTCAAGCAATGCTCAACCAATTTTTTAAGACAATAATCTAATGTAGAAGAATAACAAACTAAATGCCACTTATATTCAATATTATTTGATGAATTATTTTGTACGATTGCCCCATCAACAGGTTTTCCGTTTCTTCCATACGGATTTTTTGCTTTTTGTTTTACTTTCTTTTCTTCAACACACAAGTTTAAAGAATCATATCTTCTTATTCTGTAATTTCCTATTTCGAGTTGCATTATTTTTTATTTGTTGTTAGCACTATATTATATAATATTTTTTATATATTTAAATCGGGTACTCCACTTTAACCCATTTCGACCCAATCCTTACCACGCAATTTCCTGTATAAATTCATAATTATTTGCATATTATTAAGTTTTATAATATTTGGTTGGTGTTATTTGTATTGTATATGTTATTCTTTGTTATTAATTCCTTGATGTTATTAGACTCTATATGTTTTTCTATACTATTATGTATATAATTTGATTGAGCTACATATCTACAAGGTTGAAGGTTGAGGCTCAAAAGTTGATTAAGACTATATGCCGTTTCCTTGTCGAGCTTTATATTACTCTTGAGGGTTTTTCCGTTCTCCCAATTAATATAAGAATAAAGCATTACTCATAATCCCGAAATCCGATTGCATACGGAAACCTTGGGATTCCATCGGGAGTAAGCTGAAAGAATTTGATGGTTGCTAATTGACCAATATAATGTTTGCGATTGTCGTAGATTTCCTTGAGGTAGTCAAACGAACCTTTGATATTGGAATTGAAAGTCTGCTTGGTCTTGTCGCAAAAGCATACAAGGTGCTTTGCAGTACCACTACGATTGCCATTGCCTACATCAATGTCGATTACTCGATACTCTGCATCAATGAATTCCTTACGCTTGAGAAGAGTCGTGCTACGCTTGTTCTCGTAACCTTCGTCCTTGCGAACCATTTGACCTTCGTAACCCAAGTCAAGGTATTGACCATACAGATTGTCGAGATCATCTTCGGTATGAACTTCGGATGTTTCAACAAGCAATACATTATGTTGAATTATATTAGAGTTTTTATTCAACGCATTTTTTAGTTGAGTAAAACGCATATCGAATATAGTTTTCTCTGTGCATGAGTCATCAAGATAAGGAACATCATATACATGATATTCGATAGTCTCTTCTGCTTCTGAGAGTCTTTCTTCGTATTCAGTAACCTTCTTGGCGAAAGCATTGTCTGTCATCTTTGCTGACTTGACAGGTTTTTGCTTGCGAACAAGTGAGGTGATCTTGTTGAAATTGTCTCGCAGATCGTGATTGTACAACTCTCCATCGAGGATAGCGTTTGGATAAGCGAGAAAGAAGCTATTGAGGCTTTTCAGAATGTGAGGAATACATTCTATCTCCTTGCCATTGCGAGTGCGTCCTACGAGCGTATCGTCTTCCATGCGAACAACGCAACGAATACCATCGAGCTTTGGTTGAGAATAGATAGGATACTTGAGTTCACTTTTACGATCCTTGTAGTTGTGTGCAAGCATCGGTTCATAGAACTTTTTTTCTTGTGCATCTATCTCGTTGAGGGCATAGCCCGAATCGAGTTTCTTTTGAAACTTTGATTGAGCTTGCAAAACTGCTTGCTCTTCGGGAGTCGTTTCGTTTGAACGACCAACATTCTTGGAAATTGTTTGAGTCGGCTTGTCTTGAGTCTTCTTGCCTTCGACAAGACCCTTGACTGCATAAAATGAATTACCATCTATATGCATAGTCCATTCACGCAATTTACCTTTGGTATCTACTTTGTAGAGTGTTTGCAATTTTTTCGTCATAAGTATATAATACTAAATTTTGGCTTGCTTGTCAAGCATTTAAATTAACTTTTGTAAAACTCGCAACTCTCTCATTCCAAGATAGTTAGACAAGTATACGCAAAAATCTATTAAATTAGCTCGATTTGAAAATGTAACATCATGTCGAATGTAATCTGCTACTTGAGCATATTGACCATCTTGCCAACGCTCTGTTAGTTGTAAAAATAAATTACTTTGATTATCTTCTGCCATTGGTTTAATTAACTTCTTCATTGTCCCAAGGGAATGTTTCAATTTGATCTAAAATTTCGTTCAAGCAACTTAGTTCTAATATATATGCTTGCTCTTCTGCTTGATCGTTTGTTTGTGCGTAAGCACAATACTCCATTCTTTCGTATATTTTATTTATTATTTCTTGCATTTAATTTCTCCAACTTGATTGTTTTAATGAAAGTTTGATTTGTTTGAAATTCAAGAAAACATGATTAAGTTTATTTAAATAATTTTTGTTTTTATTTAAGTAGTCAATCATGTTCATCTTTGAATGAAATCCTATTACTTCAGTTTCTTCCCCTACTTTATGTGATATATTATATTGGAACTTCTTCAATGTGTCAAGCCTTAATTACCTTGATCCACCATTGACTGCATCAGCAAGACTTTCTTTTGCTTGCCTTCTGTTTGCCTCTGCGAGTTCTTCTTGCACTAAGACATTTATTCTCTCCATATCTTCCACATAAATTTCGGGGTAATATTTTTCGAGAACCTTCGCAATGTCTTCTGTGCAGTCGTAAAATGTCTCCATTGTGCTTTTTTCTTTTTTTGTTTCCATAAAATTTTCTATTGGATTAGATATTGATTGTCTAATGCAACCTTCTATTGTGGAGTATCCTAACATAAATTTTTATTCAATTAAGGCGAAAGACCTTCTTCTCGGTCTTGCTCTTGTTGATCTCTATATCCTTCTATATTGTCGATGTTTAAGCTATATACTCTGCCTACTGCCCTTGATGCAACGATAAGTTCATGCTCGATCTCATCTTTGTTGGTTGGGCAATGCTCTGCTTCAATAAGCAAGTCTTCAATTAGGGAATTGAGTTGATCCTCAATATCCATTACTCTTTCAAAAATTTTGTTCATGCTTACAATAGTAGATCAAAAAGTGGATTGTGTCAAGCTTTTTTTACCAAACAAGGCAAACTCTGTTTCCATCTTCGTCTTCATGTCCACCACTACAAACCCAATTCCTCATAAAAACTACTGCATTTAATTGAGCATGAGGTATTCTACCCGACTCCGAATCCATCTTCTCTGCTTTTGCGTGAGTCCTATATTCGTGGATCACTTCGTCTATGAGTTTAAGAACCTTATCCTGTGCATAAGACTTTCCCAACTCATATCCATCCTCTACTCCACCTTCATGCCCATTGTGCAATCCTGCTTCTTCGCCATCTCTATATCCTTTTTCATATCCTGCATCGTAATCATCCATTATTTCATGCGACATATTTTTTTAATACTCCGTTTTCCATATTTAATTCTCGCTCAATCTCAGACATTACTTTTTCACCTATTTCAATGTCATTCATAATGTCAACACTTAAAGTGTCAAGCAATTTAATAAGATTTTCTCCCATTTTATTTCGGTTTTCTTCTCCGATAAAAAAAATATTGTCAGCAGTTACAAGCATAAGATCATCCATTTTAATGATGATCGCATTTACTGCATCTGAATTACCTCTTAATCCTAATTTTATTTTCATCTTTTACTTTTAAAATTAAATCTGCTCTTGAGCTTTCTTTCTTTTCTACATTCTCCCATACAATATTATTTTTATCAAGACTGATACTGATTAACATTAACTTTCTATACAATGGATAGAACATTATGCTTGTTATGTTGTACTGCAAGAGATGAGAAACTAAGTCTCCTAAAAAATAGAAGACCATACTCAAATATGTTTTCATTAATATTTTACTTTATTTCCACCTAAAAAATAATTAGGTTCTTTTTTAAGTTCTTCGGGAATATCCAATCTCTCAACATCAACATATTCTTGAAGAAAAAATTTAAAAGCATCTGTATCGTTATTCTCTTGAGCGATTCTGATTTGTTCTAAATATTCTAATTCAAGTAATTTATTTTTCTTGTCTTGAACCAAGAGAGAATCTATTTCTCTTTGAATTTCTTTTGGCTTTTGTTCTTTGGTTTCAGTTTCAATTATAGCAGATTGATTGCATCCTGTCAAGAATAAAAGTATAATTAGGGTAATCTTGTTCATATTATATATTATTAGTTACACTCCATGCTTTCCACTAATTCTAATAATTTGTTTCATTATTCGTTCGTGATCTTTAATGTATTGTAGCATTGGCAACAAGACATTATTTATCAAGCTAATAGTTTCTTCGCTATGATCGTCACTCAATCGAAGGATTTCTTTTTTTATTTTATCTTTTAAGCTCACTTTTTTTCGATTGGTGGAAATCTTCCCCAATCTCCCATTCCATCGTAATCTGCTTCGTCTCCTAACTGCTCTAAAATTTTTTCGTGTTTATCTATCAAGTTATCAATTTCAGATTCAGTCAGATTTGGACTTTTCTTTTTTACGAATAAATTAAATCTATGTAAATGAAATAACTTTAATATTTTTTTTATAAAGTTCATTATGCAACCATTCCTATATCTTCTCCATTCTTAAAAGGAACGACAACATCAATCAAGAATCTACGAACGGACTCAGTTATATCTAAAATTTCTTGGAATTGAATATGACTCATTGGATTTGAGTCTCCTTGTCCACCATAACAAAAGCGATAACCTTCATCAAGTGGAGCGGAATTTCCGTTACTAACTCTCGCATAGTTTCCGTTTTGATCTCTCTGCCATTCCCAAGGTTGATGAAAGGATTGAATGTAAATCAACGCATCTACGGAAGCGATATTGTTACCGACACTATCTTTTCTTGGTCTGTAATCAATAAAATCTAAATTCGCTATCGGGTATTCTGACTTCATATCCTTGAGCCACACATGAACTGCACGATAGTTTTCACGACCATAGTGCCTTGCGTTGTGATAATTGTTATGGTATACCTTCCCATTAGTGAGTTTGCACATTTGAACATCACGATCACTCTTGCTCTTATAGCTCAATACATTTTCTTGTGGAACTACCTTCTTAACAAGATTATTACTTTTGAAGATAATATCTTGCGGAGTCCATGTGTTCCAATTTACTTTAGCTTTATCAAAATAATTATTCATTATATTCCTTGTTGTTTTTTTGTTCGCTTCGTGTTAGATTGTATTCTGTTTCCTTTATGAAAGGATGTTTTTTTAAAAATTGTTCTTTACTTAGTTCTTCAAAATCTTTCATCTTTTTATGGTCATCCAAGAAGTCGTGAATCTCGTATCCATCTTTGGTCATCTCGTCCCATATCTTTACATCATCTGCAACCCAAGAAAAAAAATCATTCACTAATTCGATTGACTTCAATACATCAAGTTGAGTATCGTCTCTATTTCCCAATGCAGAAACTTCTGCTTCGTTCAATACAATATCAATCGCCCTTCTTAAATTCATTCTACTTCAACTTTGTCTTCGTTGTCTTCAGAGGTTGCAACTATTAATAGTTTAACATCCTTGCCTTCTCCTGTCAAGCCTAAAGTTTGTACAACTTCCCCAAAGATTGATCCATCTTCGGGACTAATGCTGACCCAAGCACAATTCTGTTCGCCATCATCGGTTGTGTAAACATCCCATTCAAATTCCTTGAGTCTTGCTTTTTGGTATTTTGTTAATCTCATAATAATTTTTTTACATTAAGAACATTCAAAACTCGATAGCTCCCAAGCATCTTCAAAAGAAATTAACGCTTCAGTATCTCCACCAATATAATCTCCGTAAAAGCCATAATCATTTTCAACGATCAATGTATTCCTTGACCTATGAATAGATTTTACTTTACCTTCCTGTTCAATATCGCTTTTAAAGCCAACCCAATCGCCAACTTTAATCTCAAAAGTTTCATCCCATTTATTAGTAATTTTCATAAATCCCATTCTCCTTGTATAATGTTATCTATATCTTGCATTGCTTTATCATAAGCAGTATTTTCGCTTGTGTCATCGCATTCATCATCATAAAGCTCAAGTACATCCTCTGCATGATGTTGAGGTATTTGCTCTCGCTTTACCAACTCTCTTAAATGTGCAATTAGATATTCTCTCATTGCTCATGTGATTGCTCAAATGTCTCATCAATCTCTTCTGCTAAGTCATAGAGAGCGTCTATACGCTTTTCGAGGTGCATGATGTACTTGACCTCATCTGATTCACGACTATACATCCATTCTAACTCCATTTCCAAATCCTTAATTTCTTTTCGGATTTCGATGAATCTTTCTCTGCTTTCTTGTACTTTATTCAAAATCTTAAAATCCATTAGAAAATAAATTCGTCATAGACGAACAAAGGCTTGTTAGGGTTATCCATTGGCTGAATTGTCCCAAGCGTATTGTATTCAAAATATTCAATAGCTTCCTCTTCGGTCATGCCGTCTTCATCCATAAACGCACGAATAATTTTATTCGATGAGTATACAACTCTTCCATCGGGATCAATCCCAATGATTGCACAATTAAAGGTTGAGCGAGGCTCAAGCACTATTGAATCGGGGTTGATTTCTGATACTTGATCTAAAATATATTCTTGTTCTGTTTGTATGTCTTGCATAATTTCGTTTGTTAGTTTTTCTTCAAAGCAATCGTCCGAAAGGTTTTCAGAGTCATCCATAAATTTATCGTTTATCATGTTATGATTCTACGAAATACTTTCGAGTTTGTCAACACTTAAATTCATACATTCTGATAATGTCAAATCATCCTTTGAGTGATTAATACTAATGCTGATTCTATCATCGTATTCGGTATCCTCTGTTGGAATAAAGTTAAACCCACAAATTTCTCCGTTCAGTAAACTTTGAATTTCTTCTTGTCCTAAAACTAATTTTATATTATATTCCATATTACTTAATACTCTCTAAAAAACTTTTCATTAATTTTACATGATAGTGCATTAACACTAACTCCGATTTATCGTATTGATCTTGTATGTGACCGATAAGTAAATAATGCTCTGTGCAATCAATTAAATCTTGTAATGCTAATTTTTCTTTGTTGTTCATGCTTCTAAGCAGTAACTCCAATAGCGAGAATTCCTTCTGCCTTGAACCTTATTCCAATAAATTTCTCTTGCAACATTTGGAGCGACTCCATACTTGTCGCAACGAGCAAGCCACTCGTTTTCCATTTCTTGATAATCCTTAATGTTTTTTGTATGACCCTTAGTAAGATCATGCCCCATAAAGCGAAGTAAGTGAACATCAAGACAACATAATTGTGATTCAATGGGATTTGATAACGCAATAGCATAAGTAGTTTTTGCATTACCTAATCCATAAATTGATCCAATTAAACGATTGCGACATTCTTGCCAAGTCTCGTTATCTTGTTTGTAAAACTGATTAGGATTTTCACGAAACTTTTCTACAAGTTGCCAAAGTCCAATGTTCCTACGCTTGTTGATTCCAACTCTTGCGTCAGTAACCATCTTAGCTAAGACATCCTTGTCAAGAGTCCAAGACATATCTCTTGTTGCGTATTCGTATCCACGCACATTAGACTCCCAAGTCGTATGAACAGACATGATTGCAAATACCCAACGCTTAAAGCATTCTGCATGAGAATCAACGCTAAGTGAATTCCAATAATCTGTTTCAGTCTTAACTAATTTCAGCGAAAGTTTATCAAAAAACCTATCAAGGTCTTTACTTGACTTGGTTTTCTGTAATGCAATCGCATTTTTTTGTAGGCTTTCGATTGGGCTTACCGAATCAACAATCTTTTCGACTACTGACTTTTTCAATGTGTGTTCTGCAATGTTCATAATATATAGTATGACAGGTTTTTCGGGAATGTCAACCCTTTTTTTTTTTTTTTTTTTTTTTTTTTTTTTTGATTTGGTTAAATTTCTGCGAAATCGAATACAACAGGCTTATCTTTAATTGATCCACAATTTTGTGGAATTACATCCAAGTGCTGACAAGCATGGTATCCTAATTTTTCTAAAATTTTATTGTAATTAAGTTCTTGGTTTTTTGTATTTGCTCTTTGTTGAATCACGATTTGATTGTCTGCAAAATATGGTTTAACATAAAAATCTTTTAGCTTATTTGGAACTTCTGAAAACTCATCGTTGAGGGAGTCGGCTATTTTAATTACATAACCTAACTTTTTTTTCGAGTAAACTGATTTGTAAGAACCACAACCAATTTTCTTGAACCCTCTTTTGATGATTTGTTTTAGGAATTTTTTTGTATCTTTAAGTTCCAAGTAGAGGCATAATGCCTGTGACTTGGTGAACTTCACTCAAGAAACTCCGATAAGAGAATCGTGAATCATGTGGCGAGTCTTATAGTCCAAAATTCTGCCCTCTTCGTCTTGAGGTAATTGATCCAACACCTCTTGAAAGTCAAGGTTTAAAACTTCGCATATACAAGCAATCTTGCGGTAGATTCCGATTTCTTTATACTTTAGGATTGCCCAAACAGAGTCTACTTGGGCTTCATTTGCTTGACTAATATGATCGAGCAAAAGCACATTTGTGTTTGTGTTATTCATAATAAATTTTTCTTTCGATTAAAATTCTTGTTGCACTCTCCACATTGACCTTGGAGTTCCGTAGTCTTCTGCCACATAATATCCTAAGTCAGATACAATGTCAAGGATTTCTCCGCAAGTCAGTTCCGAGCCTTTCATTCTGCTTTGAATCTGCTTGAGCGTTGGGGATTCTCCAACCTCATGCTTATTCTCTACATAATTTCTTATAGCTAAGATATTCTCGTTCTGCTCGTCATCCCAATCTTGGTCATCCGAATCATTGTAATCGTCATAATGATCGTCTTCATCCGAATCCGATCCATAAATAGGCTTATTAGCCTCGTAGACAGGCTTATCAATCTCTTTGCGAGTATCGGTAATATCTGCCACTACCTTGTACTTGCAAACCCTTAGTTTTTGAAAATCACAATCCGTAGGAACAGAGACTGCATCTTCGGGGTCAAATTCGACAATAAGAAGTTTGCCATCGCTTCCCGCCCAAGAGTCTGCATAATCGTAAGAACCGATATGGAGTCCGTAAGAGCAATGGTGACTACTATTGTCATCCACGCATCTACGAGCAATTTCAATGGTTTCTCCAACTCCGTTGTAAATTTGGTGACGAGCATTAGTCTCTCCTTTGACAACGATAGTATCTGCGTTGCCTGTGTTTGACCAATAGTCCGACTGAACACCCTTGTAACCAAGAACCTTTCCTTCGGGAGTCGTAGGTAAAGACTTGTAGCTTAAAAAGCTATACAATTCATTTACTGAATTTGCAGATGGATTCGATTGTAGCCTTGAGATGAAATTCACCAATGGTGCAGAGTCTCTCATTCCCATTCGTAGCATCTCCAATAGCTTGTCTACAACGACTCCATGCAACCTATGACCCTTGTAATAGACCAATTCGTCTTTGACCTCAATATCTCCTTCGATAAAGTTTTCAACCGACTTCTTAATGTCGATTAAATCGCCAAGGTCTTCGTACCTTGCGTCAAAAATAGCTTGACGAGCAAGAACGAAGTTAGGATGGTCACTCCTAAGAGTGTATGGCTTGCCATCCCAAAATATCGTTAGAGAACTTTCGCTTAGTGTGTATGGTACTTTCTTCATATTATATAGTATACTTAATTTTTATTAGTTTGTCAAGCAGTTTTTTTTACTGCAATTTCATTGTTTGCGAGTTGATCGCACATTTTAATATATCCAATTATGTTCTTGTCGAGATTGCCGTCTTGCATTCTTCCATAAGAATAAACAGGAATGTTCATAAGCAATGGATAATCTTCCGAAATAATTTTTATATCTTTCTCGAAAGATGGTCTATCAAATGACGCTTTCATGTTTTCGTTTACCCATGCCTTGTCTTGCTTCTTTAGCAAATTAACTGCTTGTCTCAAGAAAGAATTTGAGGTATTATCGTCAAGCTGAGTAGCAATGGCACTTGTGCGAGAGATAATGTGATTCGATCCAATATGAGGTGAAGGCTTGAAACTTTTGTTTTCGAGCAATCCACTCATCTGTCTAAATTCTTCATTTTGCCTAAAGGAATATGAGTCAAAATCTGTACAAGCAAGTATCTTGTTTGATAGCTTGGGATGTTTTTCAACTAACTCTTTAGCGAATTGAATATAAAAATCTTCAAAGTTAATCCATATATCCGAATCCAATTTTTTGACATCACCTTGCCTTACTCCGTACAAACGAAGTTTAGAATACTTCTTGGGCATTTTGTAGCCTGTTTGTTCGCCCGATTGACGAATGTTGTTCACAACTTTGTATGCCCAATCTAATTCATAATCTGCATTGTGTCTACCACAAATCTTGTAGTTCTTGATGGGAATGTAAATTACTTTGTCGTCAATGCAACCCTCGATTGATGATGCGTCATCTGCATCAAAAAGAGGATCAGTAACATTCTTCCAATAAGATTGATTGGTTCTGTGATAACCATCGAATTTTTTTCGCATAATAAAAAGCGGAATAGATGCTCTGCTTCCACGCTTTACTCCTTTGCGATTAACTTTCTCTTTTTCGACATTAGAAGTATACTTGATATAATCTTTAGAAATTTTAGAGAATTCCCACTCATTCCATATATGATTCTCGCCCGATTTAGTGACAGGGTGAATAAAGTAAACATTCTGCAATTCTTCATCTTCATTGAAAAGAGTTCTCGCCCGAAGAGAATTGCCATGAGACGAGTCTATATCTTGAATTAGGAATATAGAATTATCTTCGCAATTAACTCTTGTTTGCTTTTGCGATCTGCACTTGAATCCATTTCTTGATGCGGAATCATTTTCTCTCCAAGTATGCGTAAGAACAAGATCGTCCTGTAATCCATAAGGTCTGTTAAAGGAAAATGAATTAATTTTTACCCCATTCCATTCAAATGCGTTATCGAATATGCTACGAATATGATACGGCATTGCGTTTATAATCTTCGCATAGTTTCTTTTTGCTTCCCATAGGCAAGCCGAATCTGATAATTTATTCTTTGCGATTTCTTGTATCTCATCGCAAGCATCGGACAACGCTTCAACAACAACCTTTTGGGTAGACTTGTTGTACTCTAACGACTCTCTGCTATGATGCAGTTTGACTGCACCCAATGGTAATCGAAGATAAAAATTGTTTTGACTAAGTAGGTTCTGTATGATTGAAACCTTATCGGGATCATCACAATAATTGTCAACTTGGACTGAACTTCTGTCAATCGGGTACGCAACTCTGCCCATGACTACATGAGAATGACTATTGTAATGGTACTGATCCTGTTCGGATAACAGAAACCATTTATCACTTTCGCTTTCGAGAATTTTCTCTCGATTTTTGATAAAATTATCTTCTGCCCCAATAAACTTAGGCATTTCTTCTTTGGAAAAGAACTCGAAAAACTCTTTAGCCTTTTCTCTAAAAGATGATATGTCCTCGCCCGAAATTGCAACCTCTATGCTCAAACCTGTTGGTTCGGAGCTTGACTCTTCGTTAAGCTCAACAATTTTAGTATCGTCATCTTCATTGACAAAAATATTGTATGCAATCTTCTTTCCACCATGATAGGAAACGCAAGTAAAGTTGTCTCCATAGGAAAGAGGAGCAAACTTGCCAATTCCAAATGCACCAATATAATTGTTCGATTCTCTCTTGGTGGACTTGCCATACTTAGAGTATAATCCGAATACATCTTCTTGGCTCAATCCACCGCCAAAATCACGAACTGCGAAAACATTATTCATGCTCGTAGGCAGAGTCACTTCTATCCTACGCTTTGAGTTTGCTTCTATGTTCGCATCTAATGCGTTGGCACTAATTTCACGAATGACTGCGAGTTGAGTGTTGGAATAATTGTTTCGCAAAAGCGAAGCAACATAACGCATATCCTCTGCATCAATCGTGCAGTTTACTGATTTAAAATCGTGCGATTGCACAATAGTTTTTTTGTTTTTATCAATTATCATTTTTCAATTTAATTTACACTTTTCCGTTTAACAATGACTTAATTATACCACACCTATGTTTGGTTGTCAAGTCTTTTTTTAAATTTTTTTCGCTTGCAGACTTCCATTGCCATCCAAGACATTGCGAAGAGTGCTTGACTGACCCTTGCGAGCAGTAATCTTCTGTGCGTGTTTGAATGAGTTAGGGTCTGTGAATTGTTGCATCACCATCGTTGACTTGTCAAGATAGACATTCATGCCCATGCGAGGAACAGAGTTCGCTTGTTTCTCTGCGTTGGCGATTGATTGGTTGATGCTATCTAAAAATGCTTGTGCCGTGTTCATGTTTATAACAATAGACTACTTTTTCGATTCTGTCAAGCCTTTTTTTTCTAATTCGTCTTCTAACTCATAAACTCCACCTTCGTAGTAGTTTAGGGAGTAGAGGTCTGCGAATTTCTTTGCAAGAGAAAGGAAACTATCCTCTCTTTCGCCTTCGTAGAGGTCTGCATCTTCATACCAAGACTCATAAGCTGAGATCATCAACTCGAAAGTTCCATCGAATCGCAAATCTTTTTCCATCCATTTAGGTACATTTTCTCCACCTTTTTCATAAAGATGAACTTGCCCAACATGATCGGGGTAAAATTTCATGTGCTTCTTGACAGGTGATGCCAAGATAATTCTCTCAAAAATTTTACATAATTGACTATTGGACTCTTTTGTTTTATTAGTCCTTCTAAAAAATGCAGTATGTGCTTCTCCGCTCATTTTACTTAAATAATTTTTGGTTGCAATTAGGGCAGTAGTATGTCGCTCTTTTGCGTAGTCTATGTCTTTTGTATGTAACTCCACAACAAGTCTGCTCGTACTTGTAATGTTTTTCGGGGTTGATTAAATTACTCTTACTGCAAGCCTTTGGAGTTGCTCCAATTTTAGTTGCCCAATCTTTCCATATCTTCCCATGTCCTGTGAATTTATTGTGAGTCCACGCAAGTGCATGAGCAATTTCATGTAATATAGTATCTTCCACTTCGGATTCTTTATTGAGTTCTGCATACCATTTGGATAATGTAATTTTTTCTTCCTTATAATGGCATCTTCCAAGAGTCGCCTTGCAGTCTTCAAATTCAAAATTCCAATTCCATAGGTCATGTTCTTCCATGTGGAGCAAAGCAAGTGTTTGTGCGTCTTTTAATATCATGCCTAAAGTATGGCACAATGCTTAAGGTGTGTCAAGACTTTTTTTTCAGATCGTGCGTAACTTGTTCTCTGTTAGGCAATTCCAAAATAATTTTTTCAAACTTTCTTGAGAGAATTTCCTGTGCGTCTGAAAAGCCTTTGTTGTAACCATTCTGCCATAACTGCATATTTTTTTCTTTGCAGTTAGATTCGGTCTTGCCTCTTTCGTGATATATATGTTCTATTATTTGTTCACTTATTTCGCTCACTACATTTTATAATGTATTATGCGTGAGAATTTTCAAGAAGAATATCACTTTCATCTATCCATTTATTTGAGTATGGACACTTTCTTTCTAACCTCAGAAGTTGAATGTCCCAATGCTTGTGATCCATCATTTCTGTTTGGTATCCTAATGCTTCTTCTGCATTATGTGCTAAATAATAATGATAGTTGTGTCCTACTGAATTTTCGCTTGTATATTCTATTCTGAATTCATATAATCTATTGTTTTCCATCGTCTAATTCGTCTAAAAATTTTTTCATATCTTTTATTTCTATTAACTCTTCTTTTCCTTCTTCAATATCTTTTATTTGTTGTTGCATTTTTTTGGATTGATCTTCTATTTGTTTCGCACTAAATCCATAAAATGTCATCTCCCAAAAAACATGGGCTAATGCTTCTGAGGTTGTGCAGTTTTCTTTTTCTAATTCGCAACCAAGAACTTCTTTCCAAGGTACAAAATCACAAGCAAAATTTTCACCATCGCAATTAAGAGTTATTTTTATGTTGTCAAATATATCTTCTTTGTCTGTGCTTTCCGAAACTTTGACTATAATTTTTTGATTGCTTTCGGTGGGTTTTATTTTACATATTTCTTGGTATGCAGTATAGAACCTATTGTCGTAGTTTCGTATTTCTTGATTTGTATGAGTTTTTTTTAGGTAGTAAGCATATATCTTATTGAATATTATTTTGTATGAGTTGTTCTTAAATAATCTTGATAATAACATATATACTATTACACATCAAAAATCTACAAATTTCTGTCGCTCCAATAAATGTCGTCAAACAAAATTAAATCTATATTTGCTCCGTTATTTTTTTCAAATCCAACAGGAGTTCCTTCGGGAACTGAAATATCATCTTCAGCCCAAAAAAATTCTTCTACTTCACTTGCGTATATTAAATCTTTACTATTCATATATTATATTTCCTTATTTAAATCTTCATTTTCTAATCCCAAGAAGTCAAAAAGCCAATCGCCAAATTCACTAAGATCATATACGATTCTATCTTGATTATTTTGCTTTTCCCAAAATGATACTTGCTTCATTACTAATTTGTGCCTATCATAAATTTCATTTACTTTTGAAAGTGAGGTATCATCTGTTATATAATTAGAAACCATTAAATCTATGGCTTTTAATCTACTAAAAATTATTTGATCTTTGCTAATCATTTAGTTATTCCTGCGAGCAATTTATTTGCAAGCCACTCTCTTGCAGATTCGCTTTTTATATTTAATTGAGAATCTTGTATCTGCTCTAATACTTTAAGTATGTCGAGCTTGAGTTGATGCTTTATTTCTTCCATGCCTTCTATCATATCATAGATTTTCTTATTTGTCAAGAAAAAAATTAAACAGGAGGGATATAATCGTCAAACTCACTTGAATCGGGATCGAAGATCGGGAATAGGTAACTTAGTTGATCTCCGTTTTCGTCTTCTGCAAGTATTGCTTCGTACCTTATGTCTCCACTTGCTTCGTGCCATAAACCTTGAACCATTATGTTATTATTAAATATAGGTTTAAATGTTTCAAACATATGAAACGATACATATTTTTTGCTTCTACTTTCTACATCAGTCATCTAATTCTTTTATGCAAAAAGCTAAAGATTCTGCATCAAATGCTGATTGAGTTTGGCTTCCAAAGAAACTTCTGTTGTCCATAGAATTCCATATTTCGCCCAACATTTTTCTTTTTTCTGTGAAAGTTAAATGCTTATATTGTTGCACGATTGGTTTCCAAAACTGATAAGATAAACGCTTTTTTATTTGCGATTCTTTATAATATAATTCAACTCCATGCTTATCGCAAAAATCTTTAAAGCCATGATATTTGATTGGTTCTATTTTTCCTTTAAGTGGCATTATTTTCAGCTTCCATTTTCATAGTTCCATCATCGTATGGAGGCATTTCTACTCCCTTATTTGATATAGTTCCGTTGGCTACAAGAGACTCAAAAGTGTTCCATACCTTTTCGTATCTAACTTTATTTAGTTCTATAATTCCAATGAGCATATTTAGTATCTCATCTTCTGTTGGAGAAACAGGAGAGTCTCCGATTCTGTACATGAGAGTCTCAAGTTCTTCATTGGAAGTGAATATATCTGTGATCGCTTCTTCGAGTTCAAATCTATCTGTCATACCACAATGATAACATATTTTTTAGGGGTTGTCAAGCTAATTTTAGAAAAACAAAAAAAATTTTAAAATTAAATTATTGCCATTCCGACACTCTCACATACCTATATTTGCTTCGATTCATTCTATAAGCGAAATTTTTTAGTAGAGCTTCTTGCTTTGTGAGTTTCGCTGACCTAACCTTAGCATAACTTGGTCTGAGCGTTGAATCTATTAAGATATATTTTTCTAATGGTTCGTTGTTTATTTGTTGCATTCTTTTTCCTTTTCGTATTCGATTATTTCGTAGTCCATTTCAAAACTGCCTTGAACATAGTTGCTATTATTTGAGTCAATGATTGAATACTTCAAATCTCCTTTGGCTTTTTCTACTGCATCATCGAAAGAATCTGCCTCTACATTTGCCCAAGTATAAACCTGCCAGATGCATGGTACTTGATAAGTCTTCATCTTTTATTGTAAGAAACCTTGCCTTCATCGTTGTGAAGCGTGCTTGGGCAAGTTGTATCGTGAAACCAAATAGATGCTCTGCTTGCAAGTGTGCTACTAAAAGGTACTATAACCCAATACAATAATTCAGAGATTGAATGCCCGAAAACATTATGTATAAACCAATTTTTGTATATTTTATTCATTTATTTATTTCTTTTATTTCTATGTAGACATGACAATCGTCAAGATCTTTTTTTACTTTTAAAATTACTGATTCTGCATTTTTCTTCCATAGTATATCTTTTACTATATTTGAAACATCAAAGTCTTTCATTCCTCCAAAGGTGACTCCCTCTCTAATGTCAAGCAAGTTAAGCATGGGTAATATATTTCGAAAAATCTTCAAGAACTTCCAATCTGCCTCTCGCATCGTCAAGTAAGCATAGTGCTTCTTTTGCGTTTTTATAAAAATCATCCGTAGAGTGATCTCCTATTCCTACCGCTTTTTCTCCGAGTAGGTGAAGGCTTAATTTTGCTTTGTCCATGTCTGCTTGTGCAGAGGTTTTCAACATATTATATAGTAGTTTATTCATTTCCTGTTATTATATACCATATTTGCAAGCAAGTCAAGATAAAAAATACTCCGATTGCTCCAAATAATTCTTTTATTAAATTAATTTTTTCTTTCATTTAATTTATTTGCTTCCACCCTATTTTTTTTCTGCACTCTATATTTGATTGCATCAACTCTTTTTGTCGCCTAAGTTCAGTACTTGCTCCTTGCAGGGTAGTAATAGCTTTATTTTCGGTCATTCTGCCATCAAGCACCATTCCGACACAAATTGTTACCTCTCTTGCGTTGATTCGATAAGGAAAGTTTCTGCAGAGAAACTTATAAAACTTGCCACTTATTTTGCCGTGCTTTAATTTCTTGTGCAAGAATCTTCTGTAATTGCAATTTTTAGTATTATGTAATGTTTTCATTCTTCTTCTGATAAATCGGGGTCTGTCCATGATATAGGGGGGTAATATACATCAGCTATAGGTTTACTATTTAGGGATATTGGCTCTTTTATTTTGTTTATTTGAAGTTTAGTTTCTTCGAAAAATTCTCTATCTGCGTCAACTCTCCACTCTGCATCTTCACCTTCGGGGTAATCAATGTAACACCAATGAGTCACATCGCCTGTTAAAAAGCCTGCGTTGCTACCGAATACATGGTCATTTGAATCGGGATAGTCTTCGTCTCTACCATAGTAAAAGCCTGTCCATACTCCTGTGCCTTCAAAGAAGTAAAGCAATCTCTTTCCCCCTTCGGGGATTTCGTCTGAAATTTTAATCCAATTAATCATTCGCCTTCTCGACACTCCTTATGCCATTTATTTACAATACTATTTGAAAAATCTTCTAATCCTTTTTTTACTACTTCTGGGTCAATTTCAGTTTTTAATTCCTCTTCGGGAAACCATTCATATTCTGTATTAAATAATTCATCTACATTTTGAGGATGAAATCCCATGCTCACCATCAAGCCCTTAAACATATCCGCTAAACCTTCTGCATCTACATCTTCATCAGATTCAACGCTATAAGTTTTATTATAATTAGTAATTAATATTTTCATTTTTTTGTCCCCAAAATCCACAAAGGCAAGGTTTATTATCTTTTTGATTCGCTCCATCTTTGTAGCCTTTGTCGTATGACTCTGTTTTTATTTTTAAAATCATTTTGCTAAATTTTATTTCTGCATCTGCGTAGCCTTTTTTGTAGCTATCATTGTCTGTTATTTCTTTTTCCAATTTATTTGTTCGTAATTTTTTTTAAATTTATCAGAGATATTTCTTGGAGAATCTCCCTTGCCGTTTTCGGAAGAAGGTTTTGGGGTAGGCTTTGGATTGGCTTTTCTTTTTTTTGTCATTATTTATTAGAAATATTTATTGAATTGCGTAAAATTTGAATTGCACAATCTTTTGCTTTTACTTCGCACTCCCACTTAGCGGGTCGCTCGGGGTCAATGGCTATATGGGGTGGGAAATTACCTAATGCGAAATAGTCTGCGTGTGCTCTTGGCTTGTCGGGTCTACCTTCTGACCAATGAAAAATAGGGGCAAGAAAATGGTTGCCCTCAAACTCATTGGTTTCCCCTGCATCTTGATTTACCCATGTGTATGCACAACGCTCTGCTTGGAATGCAGTTCCTATTTTTTCAGAAGGATTGCAAAAATCATGTAGGTTGTCGTAGCACACAGGAAGATTATAGTCGTATTTGTGAAATAAGTATTCGCTAAATTTAATGCAATTATCTACATTCCAAAAGCCTTTGTCTTCATTCTCGATAGTTAGTCGGTTAAAGACACCTTCATCGCAACGCATGAGATTGTTGTAGAATCTATCTGCCATTTCTTTGATACGCATATTATTAATAGAATCGGGATCATTATTTGATTTTATTTCGGGAGGAGTTCCGTTGATATGTATATTCATTGGTGCAGTATGATCTTGAGAAAGACCTATCATGTCCATTATTTGTGATTGAAAATTTAATTCCCTGATGGTCTTGTCTACTGCGTCTTGATTTAGGGAAGCTAGAACATTGAACTGATCGGGATGAATGCTCATTGAAATTCTTAGGGACATTGCGATCAAGCCAATAAATCTTAGCTCGCTTTTTATTGTCGCGTAATTCGGAAGGCACTCGAGATTAAGTTCAAGAGTTGCATCAGTTATAAGAGGAAATAGAGCGGAGCTAAGGCGATAATGAGTAATGCTTCGTACAGAGCAGTGACGCAAAATATACTGAGTAACCCTAATGTTATGCTCGATCCTTTCTGATAGTTGTTTAACTGCTTCATCTCTGTTTTCTTTGTCGCAAAGGTCATTAAACCTTTTTCTTGTCATGGTTTGAAAAGAGTATTTTTTCTTGTCTTTGAGTTTTAGCTCTTCGCTGATACAGGTCAATCCTAATGTTTGCATGGGTCTATTATACTAAATTAAAAAACGTTTGTCAAGCTAATTAATCTTGCCGTGTGCATTTCTCGGAAAACGTCATGAGTCCGCAATAGGCTGCCATAACTGCACTAAAGATAGCTAAACTGCTTGGAATCAAAGATAGTTTGATCGCAACAAATACATTTATTATAGAGCAGATAATCATGCACTTTCCTAATGTATTGCAATCTTTCCATGGTCTCACGTATTATTTTATGATATTATTTATTGTTTTTCAAATAGAAAATACTCAGACAATTAGAGTGTAAACTGCTAGTCAAAGCAATGACTGTGTGAACTGCCTGAGTATTTTAAAATGTAAACACAAACAAAATGACGAGATAAACTATAATTTAATATAATAACGTTTTGAACTTTGAATGTGTTTTAAAAGTGAAAACCCTCAAGGTGAGCCTTTGAAATTTGTTTGAAACAAAATGAGCATTTAAACCTTGAGGGTTTGTATGAATATAAAATTAAGAATTTATAATTTCTTTAAACGCAATAAACAACTCTTTAATAGACTTGCTATATATCCGCATATATTTTATAAATACTGCATCTTCTGCGTCAGAAAAATCTCCACGATATTTCTTGGACAAATCAAAGCCTTCTAATTTAGCTTGTTTTTTAATCCAATTTTTTGCTCCATGATGAAAAAGGTTGCTTCTTGCTACTCCACCTCTCATATGAAATGGAGTCATGCACAATAAGTGCCTTTTTGCGAAACCCCACCCTGCACATTCGCCTGTTGATTCTCTCAAAACAGCATTCGCCAAAATAGATACTTCTCCTTCGCTATCTTGAATTTCTCCTTGAAGACACGCTAAAACTGAATAAATTTGAGTGATGCGAAAATTGGTGCTATTAAAATTGATATCTCCAGCACTTACGCCTAATTTAGTATTTTTTCTTTTGTATCTAGATTCATCTGTCAAGCCAAATACGGATTTAGCATTTTCTGATAACTTAGAGCAAATAAGTTCTATATTTTCTCGTATCCATCTTGAGTTTTCATCATTTTCGTGCATATATTTATATCTGCGAGCAAAATTAAGAATCGTATTCATTTGATCTTTCATTTTCCAACCTTCTTGTCTGACGAGGTCAGGTTCAAATGAATTTTTAGGTTTCATAAGTGAAGTCCTAGGAAAATCCTGAATCAATTTATATATCGCTTGAGGATCATTTTCGTCTGATTTTTCAAGACCAGAATATCTTTGTGCTCTTGGCGTAGATTTTTGAGGAAAAAGATCTAAAGATATACCTTTGTCTTCAAGGCTTTTATATAGAAATTTTAATTCTGCTTCTGTGAATGGTTGAGCAAGAGACTTAATGGTTCTTGGGCTGGCTCCATGTGCCGCTTCTATTATAACTCTGTCTCCTGTATTTAAGTCTTTTGAGAGATTTAATACTGCCATATGGGAGATAGTTTTAGTTGTCTCTCCATCAAAAATTGTCGATTCATTTTTACCGCAATCGACCGCTACGGTTTTATTATATTTTGTTTTCATGTATATGATTAAAATTAAACTTGAAACGGAATGCTCCAAATGAAGCTAAATTATATACTAATAAACCTGATATGTCAAGAAAAAAATTACTTTTTAGAAAAACTGGCGACTCCCTCTTCGATTATTTTGTAAGCCGTTTCTTTTTCGTGCCAATCAAATACTTTTACATCTTTATTATTTAATTCTTTGTAATGCTTAAAAAAGTTTGAAGCGATTTTTAGAAACATTGGGTCTATGCTTTTTAGATTATAATGTCTCCGAACATGAGATGTTGGAACCCCTAATATTTTATAGTCTTTGTCTCCATCGTCTTCCATATCTAAAACTGCAATAACCTTGCACTCAACTAAAGTTCCCCGATCTATTGGGGTGGCGTTGTATATTAAAAAATCAAGAGCATCTCCATCATCTCCTAGGGTGCTTGGAATATAACCATAGCTACACGGATATGACATTGCGGAGGTTAGGCTTCTATCGTATCTAAAAACTTCTAGCTCTGGATCGTATTCGTATTTGGTGCTTTTGCCCCTTGGTATTTCGACTATTGCGTTTACTATTTTTGGGGACTTTTTATTAATCGGAAGATTATATAAGCTCATACTATATGATACACAATTTATGTGATCTTTTTTGTTGTTTGATTCGTTATACTAATCATGCTAAACGATAGTCAATGTTTCAGAATTTGTAAGTTGATGGTGGGTGTAATTTTATCCGCAATCACAGTAGGAATGAACTATATACATTTTTATTTATAATTAAAAAATGGAGCCACCTGTCAGGATCGAACTGACGACATCCTCATTACAAGTGAGGTGCTCTACCATCTGAGCTAAGGTGGCAATTAGGAAAATTCAAACTTAACTATATAACATTGTATTGGTGAATCAGAAAAAATATCTTCAATCATAGCTTTTATTATACCCCAATTACCTCCCGCAAGACCACAAGAGATGCCATAAGGCAAGCCAAGAACAGGTGGAGCGGAACCATCGTATTCATGCTTTGCCACATTCATTTCGTAAAGGTCTTGCTCAACTCTTTTTAGTGCTTGCCAAAACTTTTCATAATGAACTTGTCTTGAGCCATCTCCAATACTTGCTTGGGTGTACATATTATATATATAACCTTTGTCGTTGGGTAAAAATTTAGAGTTTATTTCGGCTTTAGAAAACTTGCCTAGCCAATGAACATACTGACCATCTTTATCGTATTCAGTATTAAAAGCCTTTGTGTCTGCCTCATATGCTTGAGGGTAACGATTCTTTATTTGCTTCGCAATTCCTCCTCCCATAATGTTTCGGGTATTACATGAATGTGCAATGGCATTAATGCCTGTATATTTATCGGGATCGTCTTTGCAATATGGGGGAAAATCTAAAAGATTCCCGTCAATTGTTGTCACTTCGCTCATTAGTTGTCTATAAAAATCTCTTCTTCTTTTTCGAAGGGCGCCACGATTTCTTCTTGATTCCTTATTTGCTTAGGGAACAGCCAGCCTTCTCCGCTATGAATTTCGGCGGTATCTTCGGGCTGCTCAAATTTTAGATTGAGAGTTTCTGCCAAATTCCGAGTTTCCTTGGGGCTTAGTTTAAGTTTTTTTCCGTCAACCCAAATAGCATAAGGCATAGAGCCATTCAAATTGAATGGATGAGGAAGCCTGTTGATCTGAATCTCTTTATATTTCATTGCGAACAAGTCTAGGTCGGGCTCGAAACTCGGTGCGGGAGGTATAAAATCCACTTTGGGAGGAGGCGGAGGGGCTTCAGGTAAGGTAGCTTCTTGAAGCTTGCTTGAGTTGCAGCCAGCTAGTAGAATTATAGATAGTAGTATATTATATTTCATTTAAGTGTTGTTTTACGAATTTTTCTGCCTCAACAAAGGCTTCGGGGTGATACTTTTCGCACCACATTAATACCCAAGCCTTTATGTACACCTGAGAAAGCTCTTCTTGAGATATATCTAGTTCATATTTTTGCATAAGTATATATGGTATCATAAATATTGAGGTTTGTAAAGAATAAAATTCTATTTTTTTTCGGATAAATGTAATTATATGTATATGATTCATCACGTTACAACAAAACAAATAATTTTATTGTTAGGAATCGCTTCTATGTTGGCTATATTTTTCTGAAAATAGTGTAAGTAGTTTCATGCCAAAAGAAGATATGCGCAAAGTCGTGCTCGATTTTTTGTATCGAGAATGTATGTCTAAATCGAAAGATATGTTCGTAATTAGGAGAAAAATGACATGCAAGCTAGAGGCTGGTCTTAAATATGACCATCTGTCTGATTCGGAAAAAAATAAAATTTATAAAAAAATAAATAGCTAAAACTCGCTCAACTGTTTAGATAAAAGATATATGCCTTTCCATCTAGAAATCCAGTTTTCTTCAATTTTATTCTCATCACAGTAAGGATTGAGTCGAAGTATAGCAGAAAGAGTTTCTATTTGTGCTTTTGGAAAATTTCTTGGTTTTATTCCTAGCCTAGTATATTCTTGCCAATTATTCCATTTACCTTGAATATTAAGAGCGGTAAGAAGCTCTGCTTTCGGAGCCAATCCGTATGGAATGGATTCATTAAAGGTAATATTTGAAGTATGTTTAAATGCTAACTGGGGCTCTTGAGTTGGTAAATATTCCAACAATGTTTCGAATCCCTTGCAAAGTACAATTTGATTTGGAAGATCTCCGTCTTTAAGCCTCTTCTGCGGAATGGCAATATAATCTAAGTTTGAGGTGATGTTATTTACTATTTCATTAAATAATTTTTCAGTTAAAAAACTATTAGAATCAAGCGGAAAAGTCCAATCATAATTATTTGCTTTGCCGTATTGTATCGCAAAATTTCTGCAAGAATTGTTATTAACTAAATATAAATTATGTTGAAACAACTGTTGAATTATAAAACCATATCGTTCTTTAATTTGTTTTTCGGAAAGCCTTAAACCTTTATCAGTATCTCTCCAATGTAATTCCTGAAAGTATTCCCATGTCAGTTCTGAACTAATCTTAGGAAGCTGTTTAAAAGCTTCCCTGCAAAACGGAATTTCTGTGTAGTTTGCTTGATATGCTTCTAGTATGTTAATAATTTTTTGTTTTTTATCATCGCAAACAATTCTGTTTAAAATGAAAAGCTTATCTGTGTTATCAAAGTCTGGTTCTTCCTTAAGAGTGAACTCTAGATTTCGCAAGGTTTGCTCTTCTCCATGAAGCCCGCTCAAGTCATTACCGAGCATTCTGGTTATCAAATTTTTTTTTCTTTTTTTAATGATTTCCCAATTTTTTAATTGAAAACGGGCGCGCATTCTATTCTTCTCGCAAAAATTTTTCCATGTGACGCTTCTATATTCAGCTCCCTCTATGTTCATAAGCTCCCTCCCGCTTATCTCTGTTGGTTCTTCAAGGAAGTCTTGAAGTTCAGCTCTTTTTTCGTCGCTCATAAAGTATTTCGATAAATAGTCTATATTATTCAGTTTGCATAAATCTAAAGTTTTTTGGGGTAATGGATTTATCACTGAAACTTCATCAAAAAGAGCATATCTATTTTTGGCAGCGTGACCCAATATTTGAATGTAATAAAAATCTAAACCCCAGCCAATAAGAGAATCGTCGTAGTGTTTCATAAATTTGTTTATAGCAAAGTTAGAAAATAGAGAGGTATTTATCTCCACAAAATTGACATATCTAAAAGACGCACTCTCATCTGTTTGAGTTAAAGCATGAGAAATTTTTCCGAAAGGCTTAAATGTTGGTCCACAAATCCAAGTTGATTGATCTCTTGCGAAATTAAACATTTTATTAATATCTTTATAAGAATCAAAAATTATATCATCGTCTAAAATAAAAAATCTTTCATATTCATTTAACTCTGAATGGAACTCTTTCCATATGAGATTAAAATTCTGAAACTTAGAACCCTTGGACTTTTTTATGAATTGAGTATACTGCTTGTAGTGATTGTATTTGTTTTCATCGTCACCATAATAGGTTGCCCAGATATCATAATTTTGATCTGACCCAATCCAGTTTGGCAGTTGGGCGGCATCTCCAATTGAGCTGAAAATTAAATTTTCTTTCACGAAAGCTCGCCCCAGTCTAGGTTTTTGTTTGATATCATTAATGAAATGTCATTAGTTTCTTGGAATTGATTTTTAATTTTTCTGGTAAGCTCTCTGTTTATAATCCGTGAACCATGAAGTTTGAAATAGTCCTCAAAATCAATGCCCAATGCTTTCGCTTTCTTTTTGTGAAATCCCAGAGCTGCGCTAAAATTTTCAAAATCTTTTTTAGAATTAATTGGTGGGACTGCAATTAATTTTGAATTTGAGTTTCTAGACTCGTCGTCATGTTGTATAATTGATTCGTCTTTTATATCGGGTGCGATTTCCAATATATTATCAAAATAATGCGTAAATCTGTAATAAAAATCTGAATCTTCGTGCCCCCAACCCTTCATTCGTTCATCAAATCCACCGATTTCTAGGAAATCTTTTTTTTCAAAAGCCATTCTTCCTCCTTTTCCTCCTTCTGCCTTTGGTCTAGATATTTTGTGTGAGTCGGGCTCTTGGTTAAAAAAAAGTAAATTTCGCTGAACGTAGCGCTTGGTTAAAAAATGATCCGCATCTAGTAGGCAGACAATATCCGCATCTGCATGCTTGCTTGTTATGTTTTTGGTATGAGCCTGTGAAAATTCTTGTGGGGTAGATGTGTGCAAATACTTAAGCGTCCCTTTTTGAATGTGGTTGGATAAATTCTCTTGCACCCACTCATGCATTCCATCTTGAGAATTATAATTTAACAAAACGAATTTTGAATTACGATCTACGCTTAATGCGGTTTCTATATTTTGCATATAAGTTTGACTCAAATGGTTGAGTCTGCCCATACAACTAGTACCAAAAGATATTGAGTTATAAGCCATTATGTGCCTTAAACGATATGGATGTATACTTTTGTATCATATATCTCCGTTGAGAAGTAGATAAGTTAAGTATGCGACAATTTTACATTTTAAGTCAAAATCAACTTCAGACTTTGACTCTTCAAATATTAAATGCATATTTTCTTTTATAAACCAATGCATATTGCTATTTTCGCTCAATTGCATTTCGCCTGCAATCATGTTTGAAACTGCCTGCCACACATTTCTTTTGATAAACCAACCTTGATTTAATCTGGACTCTTGGACAAAATGAAATACTTCAGAGTTTGGGGTGTACATTGAGAAATAATTTTTTCTGATTTTTTTAGCAAGATCATCTTCTTCACCGCTCAATAAGCTGTCAGTTCCGCCTTTCCGCCCCAAGGATTTGTTGAAACCCCCAGCTTTTCGAGCATATTCTGTTCTGAAGCATATGTTTGTGCCAACCAACCATATTGGAAATTCACATTCATTTAAAAATAAATCTTTTTCAGAAAAATCACACATGGAAAGATTGTGGAGCTGTTCATTACTGAGCCAACTAGGGCGATCTAATTCTCCCCAGTCTGGTGTAACTTTTCCTCCTACAACCCCAATATCGGGAGAGACAAATTTAGAAACCATGTTTGTTACAGAATTGGGTTGCAGTATTGCATCGTCATCTATAAAGTAGATTAAGTCTGTGCTGCACAAATTCAAACACTCGTTTCGAGCTCCAGAAAGACCATTGGTGGTTTTGTGATAGTATTCTGCTCCAGACCTAGTATTAATCGACTGATTTTCAGCAATATTAGCTTCCCAAAAATTTTTGTTATAATTTGCTACTAATTGTTTTATTGCACAATTATTCAGTAATTTCTTAGGAGTATTATCTACTATTAGAATCTTATATTCATAATCTCCTAATTGATTCGTGCAAGAAATAAAAGCCTTCTCCAGTAGTTCATAATTATTGTAAGTGCAAATACAAACTGTGATTGATGGATTTTTTCTCCAATATTCAAACCTCCAAGAATTAAATAATTCTTGAATCTTTGTTTCTTTTTTTTCATAAAAATTTTCAGAATTTATTAAGCGATCTTTTTGGGGTTTTAGATGTAAGTCTATAATTGGCTTCAGTTTATAGTTGAGCCTGCACCAATCACTAACAAGACTTGAACAGCAGTACATAGCAAAAGTATTAACTGGGGAAGATATATTGTTTTTATGCATCCAATCAAATTCAGGGTTTTGTTGAATAACTCTTTCAAAGTTGGGTTTTTCAGAAAAAACTAAAGAATTAGAATGTGACTGCTTGGAGGGATCAATTTTGAGCAACGGAGCATTGTCAAGTGTTAATTCAATTAGTTTGGTTGCCCCCATGTAACTTACAACATAAGCCTCAAGCCCTTTCCAATTATTTTTTCCAAGATGCATGAATTCAATTGATTCTTGCAAGTCTGGATTTTCAAGCAAAAATTGAACAACATCGCTTAAAACCACATCCTCTTCAAGAATTAATGCGAAATCAAGTTTTTGCTCTATAACTTGCTGCCACGCGAAAAAATGGCTTAGGTAACAACCTGAAGCGCCTGGATTTTCGGAAAAATAAAGCTTGTTTGTTATCCCTACGGGATTTAAATTTAAGCCAAAGTCTTTTAATGGTGATAAACTTTTTCTAGTATCTATAGCATCAATACGTTCTAATTCTAAGCCGTCGGGAAGAAGGGAAAAAACGTTCTGAGCTTTTATCCATGGCTCAGGATTATCCTTTAAATTTATAAAAAATATTTTAAAATTCATTGACTATCAATTACACGAATTATGATAGGCGATTGCTTGCTTTTGTCTAATTCTTTGATATATTCTGGCCAAAAAAAATAAAATGCATCGTTGTCTCCGTTGGCCAAGGCAGACTTTAATTCTTCCGCATAGATCTTAAGCCAATCTCTTTGATCTTCACGAAAAAAAGTATCAGAAACTTGAGGGCTGGGCTTATGTGCACAGCCGTTTACAAAAAACAGAAGCAATAAAAGTGTTCGCACACATAATGTTACACTTTGTTTTATTCATCAAAAGTATATTCGTCCATATCTTTTTTTATGGCTTCATATATCTTATATAATAAATCTTTTTGTGTGTTATATTGTTCGTAAGCATAACACCAGCTTTTTTGATTATGATCTTCTTCTTTCGGGTACTCTATTTCTCTGTCGAAGTCTCTAAGAATGCGTAGGGAACTAGAGTACCCCGATTGCATTCCGCTATTATATTCGTCGTGCGCCACTATTTTTTAAATTTATTGTCTATCCACACTTTGTAGGTATAGAGGGCCATCAACATGAATGTTAGAAGTAGTCCGTCTGCCCATGATAGATCCCATAATTCTTTTAATTCACTCATTTATTAGTTCTTTTTTTATAAATTCAATTTGTCTTTCTACATCCTTGATTTCTGAAAGTATTCTTTTTTTATTTTTCTTTCTTGGTTTATTTACTGCAAATAAAAGCTCCAAAGAAAGCTCAAGGATTTCTTCGGAGCATTTTAGAAAAAGATCTCTCTGATAATCAGAGAGACTCATCTGGGTTTTTGGATAAATCTATTCCTTTGCACTCGCAGTAGGCAACTGAGTATCCGATTTTATAATTAAATCTTTCCATGAAAAACATTAACCCTAGGATAATGTATGGCTCCATCTTCATATAACCGAAGTTATAGAAGAGGAGAAACCCTACAATTAGCCACGGGCAAAACTTGTTAGCGGCATAATTAACTATTGTTAGATTCACGATGCCCTAGTGAGCGAAACAATTCTGTCGTGCCTAAAAGACCTGACTTCATTTCGCGCGAAACAAAATGCTTTAAATCCAATATTGTTTCTAACTTCACCCTTGTTTCCGAAAGATTCAGATAGATCTGGTCTTCCGATTTCATATGTCTTGACTTCGCTGTCGGCGTTCTTGTATACGATAAAATATCTTTGATTTTCGTTTTTCATATTTTTACTTTTTGATTTTCTTGTAATATTAAACATGAGACTATTATACTATATATAGTCTTTAATGTCAAGCATTAATTTCCAGTACTACCAAATCCTCCTTCGCCTCTATCAGAGGACTCAAGATCATCTACCTCTTCGATTTCAACCCAAGGAAGCTTTACTATTACTAATTGAGCTATTCTGTCTCCAGTGTGATAGCACGGCGCCCCAAGATGGGGAATGCTCATCCTAATTTTAATTTCTCCTCTATAGCCCGAATCAATAACTCCTACAGAGTTCTTGAGGAAGTGATCTGTCTTAGATATACTAGAGCGAGGAAACAGCAATCCCACATATCCTTCGGGGACTTGCATTGCGAGTCCCGTTCCGTACTCCCAATAACCCGATTCTTTTTTTAATGAAATTGCAGTCAAGTCCATTCCCGCGTCACCTTTTTTTGTGTAGCTAGGGAGCTTTGCTGTCGAAAAAATTTTTTTGAATTTGAGTTTTATTTGATTCTTACTTCTTTCCATGATACTAATTTTTGGTTAACTAAATCTCTTATGTGTCTTTGCTTACTGCTTAATTGAGCGTTGCCACTTTTAACTTCTATAAATGTAATCTCATCATCACCAAAAGAAACGTAATCTATGGGCTTACCCATGAAGCAACAATTTTCTGGATCAAAATCAAACTGATCTAAGAATGGAGCAAGAGTCTCTGCGATATGACCTAATCTAACTTCACCGCTTTTCTTTTGTGATAAAACTTTTTTACGTTGTTCGGTTTCTTGTTTTAATTTTTCTTCGGTATCAGATAGTTGTTGCTCAAGCTGCTTGGAATGCAATCGCTCGTCTTCAAGAAATTCTCTGCTAATTTTTGCATGATTTTCTGAATCGGCTTTGTTCGTGCGCTCTTCTTCGACTGCAAGTTCCAGCCTCCAAGTTTTTTCTTTAAGCTTTCTGACTTCAGAAGCTTCTTTATTCTTTAAGTCTTTTATATAAAATAAAAGAATAATAATGCCAATGAATAAGACTCCTTCTAACATATAGTGATGATAATTTAAATTAAACATTCTTCAACATCAATCGCTGCTTTTTTTAGCAAGTCTATTCCATTAGAATTTTTGTACAACTCTGCGTATATTACTCTTTTGATTCCAGCTTGTATAATTAGTTTCGCGCACTCCAAGCAGGGTGACGCAGTTGTGTATAGCGTTGCCAGGTCGCTAGACTGGGTTGACTTGGCGAGTTTGGTTATAGCATTACTCTCTGCGTGAAGAACTTCTGGCTTGGTTACCTTATGGGTAAAACAAAGCTTTGGGTCTTGATGCTCGCATTGATTATCGAAGCCTCTTGGTGTGCCATTATATCCATCAGATATAATCATTTCATCTTTTACAATCAAGCATCCTACTTTTTTTCTTTTAGCCTTGGAGAGTTGCGCCCACTCAAGGGCCATTTTTAAGTATGTCTTGTCTAGAGAGTGTGGGTCAGGCATTCTTTTTCCAGAGCTGAAAAGATTTTAGCTTTTTTAAGTCTTGAACGTTAACTTGAGAAGTTTCTTCTTTTTTTTCAGCCCTTTTGTATATCCTGTACTTTGCGAGCTTTGCGAGGCTAACGAATGGAAGATCATACCTAATTTTATTAGCTGCTCCAAGCCAAGAAACTAATTCTTTTCTGTTGACTATGATAAAATCGTCAAACCTCTCGAAGGCTATAAAATGTGCGTCACCGTGAATCCATCCAGATCCCCCTTTTGCATTCTTGAATTCAATCCAAAGCCAATCGTCATTTTTCTTTTTATTTTTGACTTTTTTAACATCGAATCTAAGCATTAAGGGTTTACCCTCTTTGCCTTTACCCTTTAAAATGTGAGATACATTCCTAAACTTTCTTCTCGGGGCTTTTTCTGGAGAATATCCCTTTGATTTCGCAATCTCTTCGAAAGGAGAGAGATTTTTCTGTCGCGTTGAGTCTAACACTATCTTATCCTTGATGGACTATCTGTGTGGACAACCTCAACTTTTCTTTGGTCTGGGTCTTTCCACTTCTTTAGAACTTTTACTAATTGCTCAGCTCTTTTTTGTGCTTCTTCTTCGGTGCTGTAATTTTCTTCTTCGATTCTTCGCTTGTTTCTTGTTACTACATAAACGCTTTTTTTATTTTTCATTAAGATATTGATTTAATTAATTGTTTTCCGTTGTTTGTGATTTTTCTTTCTCCGTCGATTTGCATAAAATTTCTTCTAAGAAGATACACTTCATGATCTCTCCTGAGAGCAGTAGGGCTCAATCCAGTTACTGCAGAAAGAGTTTGTAGCTTGCAGCTTCCTCTCTTTGATAGTATTTCTAGAATTTGCCTTTCCGTACATGTTATTCCAAATGGTAAAATTCCAAGTAGATCTGTCAACTGCAAGTAGTCTTTTTCTTCAAAAGTGTTCTGATTTTCTGACTCACAGTAAAGAATTATTTCTTTCGAGCGCATGACTGCATTCCTCGCATTTCCTCTGACTGTAGTAGAAAGCATTTCTATAGACTCATCTGAAAAATTAATTCCTTCGCAGTTAAGCTTAATAATATCTCCAAGATTATCTTTCGAGTAAGGCTCAAAATCTACAGTGGTAAGCCTATCCTTAAGTGGAGGGAAAAGCTTATCGCTCTCAGTTGTTGCAAAAATGAATGTTTGTTTCGTGAAATCAAATGTAAACGTCTGATCCTCAAATACGAATTCTTTTGAGTTGGTCTTCTCTGTATTAAAAATAGTCAGGAAAGCCATTGTTAGGTCTTTTGGTAGGGCATGAGCCTCATCAAAAAGAATAGTTATCTCGTTATTCATAATAATCGGAATAAAAATTTGTTCAAAGAATTGCCTATTGTTTTTGATTGTTGAACAGTTGAGTTCAAGGAAGGGTCTCTTGCTTCCGTCTGAATTATGAAGATGCTTTGCAAACTCTTTAGCAAAAAGAGTCTTGCCTAAGCCTTTGGCTCCAACGAGATTGAGGAATGGGCATACGCTCGTAGCTTTATATGCTTTTATATAGAAGTTAAGCTTCTTCTTTACGTTGCCTTGGCCTATAAGGTGTTCGAAATAATTATTCATTGTCAAATGATGTGATTGCGTATTCAATTTTATCCTCTACAGACTGTAACTCGCTAAAATCCTGGGAGGCGCTTTTGTTTTGCAGGTAGTTTGCATAAAGTCTGCCTTTTACCCATTCTTCGCTAACTGGAACTTGCGTCGATTCTTCGCAAGCAAGCTCGAGAATTTCTTCTAACGAAAGGCTTACAAGAGTCATACCGCCTTTTTTGGAAGAGTTTCTTGTCTTCCGCGGAGTACCATCTTTGTTTAAGGATATTTTTTTCATGCAAGTATTATCGCATTTTAAGGGCGATATGTCAAGCATAAATTACTTTAATTTCTTTGCGAGATTTTTAATTTGCTCTTCTAACTGAGAAATTTGCTCTGATTGGGTCTCTACTAAATCTTTTAGGTCAGTTACCTCATTTATATACAGTAACATATCTTCGTCTGGAGAGAATACTATATCGTATTCTTCGTCATCTTCGTCTTCGAGCTCTTCTTCGTCTGTCATAATTGTTTATAATATTTTTTTAAAAGATCAAAGCCTTGATCTATTTTTGTTTGTCTTCTTATTCTTTTAGCTTTTGATTTAAATGGAAGCATGTCTTTTCTAGATTGAAAAGCATACCGAATTTTAACAAGAATATTATTCCATTCTTCCTTTGAAAGTTCGTTTGGTTTGTTGCCTAAATCTAATTGCCTTTTTTGAATAATCCGCTCCACAGAATCGGAGATTTGTATATGTAGCGGCAAGTCTTGATGGGTTTTCTTTTGTTTAAAAACATTTGAAATTTTCTTGAATAAATTCATTTGTATCTTTTAATTCCCCACCAGCACCTTCTCAGCAGGCTTTTTAGTTTTATTGCTTTATACCACTCGCCAGCCATGCAAAGTTTTTTTATTTTTTTCTCTGTGTCTTTGAATTTTTTCGATACTTTTTTTCTAACAGACCAAGAAAGCTTCCAAGGCTCGCTCCTATTTTTTCTCGAGTTGTTGGGTATGTATATCATATCCAAAATTTTTTTATAAGATCAATAGATAAACCCTCTCGAAGCTCCCAAAACTGACAGCAGAAATTTCTTTTACTTGTCCAATCCATAACGTTCTGTATCATATACACTTGAGAACCAAAGTTAGGCGGAGAAAAATCAAAGAAAAGACACTCTAGCTCCAATCTTTTTTTGCTTATTAGCCTAGCCGAAAAATTATTTTCAAGTCTTTTTGCCACAAAAACTAGGGCTTGGTAAAATTCATATGGATGCCCAGAGGTTTTGGAGAATGGAATTTCTTCGAGGTCTGCTCCGTTATCAGAAACTCCACACATAAGCATTTTGCTTACAAAATTATCGTGAAAAAACTCAAGCTTCTCGTAGAAATCAAGATTTGCTTCGTCTAAGTAGATACTCGTGTTTTTTAATATCACTAGAGATTTCTCGCTGTTTTTGCTTTAGCTTTCTTATTTTGCTGAGTATGATTTTTCTTTGTCTTGACATAAAAAATAAAGTCTTAAAAATGAGGTGTTGAACCTTAATTAAATAAGATGACCTTTTGAATTTTTAAAACTTTTAAAGTGGTGGAGGTGGCGGGACTTGAACCCGCGTCCTCTGCTCTTCAACAGAATCACCTCTACAAGCTTATCCGATTTTTTTTAGAGTTATGATATCGGCATCCAACTCCTTGTTTCAATTATTTGCAGTTTGTGGAACAAATAAACTTTTATCTGTTTTGCAGATTGATGACCCCTCGTTCAATTTATCTGCGTCAATCGAGGAGAGGTTGCAGCTTTAGGCTGCAAGGGCGAGACCCTCTGGGGAGAAGGTCTCTATAGAATTAATGTTTTTAGCATTTATTCTGCTTGTGCCTTTTAGCGAAGCCTGGCACCTCTTCGGCTTGCAGTGATCTAATCCAAACAAAGTCGAATCCGAAACACCCCCATAAATTTTAAAGAACTATTTAATGATACAATCAGAACAACTCTTCGGGAACTTCTTCCGTGTTGTTGTCTGTAGCAGTTTCTTGAATTGCTTCGTCAACTGCCTTGGTAACATTTTGTGTCTGCTCTCTGTCTTCGGAGCGGTAGACTACGTAGTCAGGAGCCTTTTCGTTCTTTTCTCTACCCTTGTTTGTGAAAACAACGACCTTTACCGTTTCGGTAACTCCAGGCATTGTCTCGACTTTGATACTTCCAGAAAGATACTTTTGATTCTTTCCGCTGCGAACCCAAAGAGCTCCTAGCTCTCGGTTGCGCCACTCTGATTGCTTTTCTTGTGTTTGATTTTCACTCATAATTAATTTGATTGTTGATATATTTCTGAAAGTTCTTGGAGAAAAAGAATTTTAGCTCCTTGACTTAATTTATTGTATTGTTTTTTTGCGCGAGAGTAAACTCGCTTTTGTGTTGATTCCGAACTATTCGGATCGTAGTTTAAAATTTTTCTTATTTGCTTTGCTTTCTTTTGATTCATACCGATGATTATATAATATATTTGATAATATGTCAAGTCTTTTTTTGATTTATCCTGAAAAACATGATTTACTCCAATCAAAGCATCCAAAATATATTTTTTGAAACTTATTACCTGATGTATAACCTTTAGTTACTGGATACGAATTTTCTGTATCTAGATGAATTTTAAAAACCTGTTCTTGCCCTCTAGGAAAATGTTGAGATAAGGATTTCAAAAATTGTGACTCACAATATTTTTTAGATTCATTTAGGTCCAAGTTGCTTCTATTAATTCTTGGAAATATCGAGCAATGGGCTATATTTTTTCTGAAAGACAGCTCTATTCCTTCATTATGATTTGGCATATTAAGCCTTAATGATTTGTTCAAGATGTTTATAAGGAATTTATTGTATATATAATAATATCTTTTTGAATATAAATTGTTATTAAGTTGGTGAATTACTGTTGAGGAGTAATTTTTGTCTCCAAAATAAAAAGACTTTGTGATTTCTTCTGTGTTTAAGTTATACTTTATGCCGAAATTGAGTCCTAGAATTGAATTTTTATTTGGTTTGGGCTTGGATGAGAGTAATTCTGATACATGTCCATATAGTTTTCCGTCGCAAAACCATTTAAAGAAATCAGAATCTAATATTCTTTTTTGGCTATATATTTTGTAGTAAAGTTTTACTGCGGTAATTGAGTCATTAAAGTCAAAAGCATAACCGTCTAGAGTTTTAAAACTAGATTTTAATGAACTTGAAAAATCTGTAAATTTTAGTAGATTTTCATCCTTTGCAGATATGTATCTTTTAAGATTCATTTTTTATGTTTTCGAATGAAGGAACAACTTTGCTGAATTTATTTTTAGTTTTATTGTATAGCTTTAACCAGCCAAAAGATCTTCCTAGTAGGGGAAGAAATAAACAATTCTTTGATTCTATGCCATTATCTAGAGACAAGCTTGCAATGATGCATCCTATGTTCATGGGTACAGGCATGGACTCCTCTAATAAAACTGAAAATTTCATATGGTCTCCGAATAGATGTTTAAATTTACATTTTAAATGTAAAACTCTAGGGTCTTCTCCTTTTATTGATGGGTGTCCGAATCCTGGAATTTTCTTTCCATTATTTTCTGAAAGTAATTCGTTAATATCTTTTGTGTGATTATTAGATATAAACTCTGCAATCTGTCTTATGGGTAAATGCTCATCAGTTATGCAATTTAATCCTGACGCAATTGCGTTTGGTAGATCTGCTCCACAATTGGCGGCAAGAGCCACAACCGCTGAACTTGGGGGTTCGTTATCTATTGGGAATTCAATAAAAACAGAAGATAGCTCACTAAATAGTTCGAGTTGGTCATTGGATGGTATACTATCCCCTGTTAAATAATTTACAATTTCATTGAATATCATCTGCTTTTGCCTCAAATCTAAGGTATTTTATATCAGCATCCTTACTAAGCTGTTTTGCGATTTTTTGAGCGTTACATAGTGACGCTTTGTTCTCGCATTTGATCTCAAATATAAACTTCTTGATGCCCATTTTATAAAGTTGCCTGCCTAGCTCGAGCCTTAGTTCTGAGCCAATACCTTGGTTTCTAAAATCTGGGTGGCATATTGTCATCAGCCCGATGGCACAAGCCTCTTTGAAGTCATAGAATCGGTTTAACTTAGTCGAACAAAATGTGACTCCTAGCAAATCATCGTTCTCGAATATACCAATCGCAGGATCTCCGTCAGAAATGATCGGGAATATTTCTGTTGCGAAAATAGCCTCTGCGTTTTTTTCTGTTGGTAAAAGTTCGGACAAGAAGAATTGATCTTTATTTTTTAGACTTATAAGAATTAAGTCATTGATTTTTTCTTCATCATCGAAAGTTAGGCTTCTTGTGTTTCTGTTCATACTTGATGATATAAAACTTCTTTAAATATGTCAAGATTATTTCTGTGATCTCCTCCTGCATAGGAGATTGAGCTTTGAAGGTCTTGTTTTATTTCGCATAGCTTTTGTTCGTACGTCATTCCATTCGAGCATACATTGGTTAGCTTGCCTTCTATATTATTATTATGACCTTTATTTTCTGCGCTTGCAGAGCCAAAATAGGCTTTATGAGGAATACCATTAATTGTACTATTGACCGCAGGGCTATCCGTACACGAAGCAAATATACCTCCAGCCATGCTCATAGTTGCTCCTGCAACCAATGATTTTGCAATATCTCCGTTGCACTTTATTCCTCCATCTGCTATAATCGGTATTTTATCGCTAAGCTCTTCTTCAAAACCACCGAGGTATACATTTGAGCAAGACTTGGCGCAACTGAACATAGGCATGGTGAACCCAGTTTTATCTTTTGTTGTGCATGGAGAGCCTTGCCCTATTCCAACTTTAACTATGTTTGCGCCCCAGCTAGCCAAATCTTTGACTGCTGTGGGTGTGGCTACATTTCCTGCGATAATTTTTGTATTGGGTAAAAATTTCTTTACTGCATCAATCATAATTTTCATTCTGTCGCAATGGCCGTGAGCAATATCAATTGTAATGTAATCAACTCTTTGACCTGACTTTGAAATAGCGACTAAATCTTTTTTATCACGCATTTGAACTCCTGCGCTGACTGATACTAAATCCCAGTTTTCTTTGTTCATTTCTTCAACAACTTCTTTTAATGATTGATTGAATCTATGCATGATGTAAAAGTAATTGTTTTCGCTCATCCATTTTGCTAGGCGCATGTCGATGACGGATTTCATGTTCGCAGGAATAATCGGTAGGTTAAATTTCTTGCCGCAAAGTTCTACGTCGGTGACACAGTCAGACCTGCTATAGCATTCTGTATAATTAGGTATTAAGCAAATATCTTGGTATCTTAATGCTTTATCTGCCATAGAAATCATCCTCTTCTTTATCCCTTTTCCACCAAAAATAAATTCCTATTCCTCCGAAAACAAGAAAGTCTCCAGGGAAGAATTCAAAATAACTTGTTGTTGCTATAATTTCTATCATCTAAATTCTTTTCTTAATAGTCTCCATCTGTCTGAGTCTATTGGTTTATTGCCTTCGTCAATTGCATATAGCATTTCTACTATTTCTTCAACGCTGTTGTAAATATATTTATGTGGAAACATGCCTAGCATCCATAGAGGAGTCTTTGCCTTGCCACCTTCCATGCTAACAAACACGGGTTTTTTTTCTCTTACCGCAGTTACAATTTCTTCTGCGCTTCCCCAGCTTGCAACATCAGGTACAAGATGAGCAATTATAAAGTCGCTACGATCTACAAGATTTAAGTCATAAGCTCGAACCATTTTCATTCGCTCGGATACTCTGTCATACTGCTTAGTTTTCATCCATGTTTCCATTTCTTGTCTAGAAGCTTCGTCTTCTTCAACATCCTTCATGAAGGGTTTTTTGTAGGGATCAAAGCAGGTGATGCTAAGTGGCTTGAGTTTTTGAGTAACTTCATCCCTCCAATCTCTGCCGCTTACATATTGCATATGACCAACCAAATAGCATTTGGTTTTGTACAATAAATTTTCTCCTTCTATTTTTACCATGCCACTATTATAGCAGCATTTAATCAAGGAGTCAAGACAATTTTTTCTTTAATTCTTCGACCTCTTCAGATAGGTCTTTTATTGCCTCGATTAAAACAGGAACTAATTTTGCATAATCTACTGTTTTATATTTTTCTGTATTTTCACAAAACTCTCCAACACATGGGACTTTTTCGCTTACAACTTCGGGTATAACTTGTTCAACTTCTTGAGCTATAACCCCGATATCCTTTGTTCCTTTGCGGGAAGTGGCATTCCAATCAAACTCTACTCCACGAAGTTTTTTGACTTTTTCTAGGCCGCTTTTTATTTGTCCTATATTGTCTTTAAATTTTTCGTCAGATACTGTTGTCGAGAAGGCCACAACATCTCCCTCTACATGAAAATCTCCGTCTTCTTCAAGCTTAGATATAAGGTTTCCTCCTAGATAGGTTTCTGCTTTTTTAGAGAAGATTCCGTGAATTATAAAATAGCTCTGATCGTTTTGTCCAATAGCGTAAACACCTGTTGATGGATCTGTTCCTCCTCTTAGGTCTCTATTTACAGAAAATTCAGTGCCTGTTAAGGTTAAATGGTTGCCATTGCTATAAGTAGTGTTTGTGTCGGTGTTGATTACCGTTTCTGTTGCGGTTCCTATTGCTGTAACGTGACCATAAGTATCAAGAGTTATGTCTTGAATGTAGGTTCTACCGCTGTTATTTGACGAACCTTGTGATGAAGTGTCTTGGTGGTTTATTGTTATCGTCTCTGCAGAGGATTGATTTAAATTTAAAGTTCCTCCTCCTGTTAAAGCGTTGCCTGCTGTAATTGTAATTGCAGCATTCGAAGCAACCACTGTTTCTGATGCGGTTCCTATTGATGTAACGTGACCATAACCATCAAGGCTTATGTCTTGAATGTAGGTTCTACCGCTGTTATTTGACGAACCTTGTGATGAAGTGTCTTGGTGGTTTATTGTTATCGTCTCTGCAGAGGATTGATTTAAATTTAAAGTTCCTCCTCCTGTTAAAGCGTTGCCTGCTGTAATTGTAATTGCAGCATTCGAAGCAACCACTGTTTCTGATGCGGTTCCTATTGATGTAACGTGACCATAACCATCAAGGCTTATGTCTTGAATGTAAGTTCTGCCGCTATTATTCGACGAGCCTTGCGATGACGTATCTTGGTGATTTATGGTGATCGTTTCAGCAGAGGATTGATTTAAATTTAAAGTTCCTCCACCTGTGAGGGCTCCTCCTGCTGTAATTGTAATTGCGGAATTTTTGATGTCACTCGTCATCGCAACCGTGCCGCTTTGATTTGGCAAGGTATATGCGCGATCTGCAGTTAATGTTCCTGCTTTTAAAGTTCCTTCATGATCGTCTGTGGCGCTACCTTCGAATACTACTCCGTTTGAGGTACTAACTGTTTCTACATTATTTGTGGTTGTCTTTCCTGTAACCACAAGATCGCCAGGAATTTCGACTGTGCCATTTTCTTTGATTCGCATATTCACAGTGGTTCCTGTGCCAAGGCGTATATCTCCAATCATGTTCCAGATACTAAATTCTTTATTAGTTGAGCTGCCAAATCCAACATAACCTCTTTGTGCATCGTTTTGATCTCTATAGTCAATAAATCCATTTTGAGAATTTACATCCCCACCATCTGTGTCCTTAAGGACTAATACTGGTCCCGAGCTTTCAATTGTTGCTTTTCCAACAACGTGAAGTGCTGATTCTGGGGTTGCGGTACCAATACCTACATTGCCGTTATTAAGGATTGTCATTTTACCAACACCGCCGATTCCAAAAGCCAAATTATTTCCAGTGCTAGAGCTTATTCCAAAATCATTCGCGCCTAAACCGTTAACCGCATAAGCTCCTCCTCCAATATATCCTTTTGATTGCGACTCTCCGATATCTCCAAACCAAAGACCTTTACTTCCTCCATCGTCGTCTACCTCAACAGTTGCTTGTATTTCAATTTTGCCGTTCGCGCAAACACAAAGTTTTGCATTAGAGCTCTCAAGCAATGTCGTGCCATAAACATGAAGTTTTTGTGATGGAGTCGTAGTACCAATGCCGACACTGCTCCCGTGGAATGTCATGTATTGAGCAAATGAACTTTTGTTTTGCCCTATATGTAAATAATCACCCTCCGACTGAAACCTCCAAGGTTCTCTTCCGCCACTCACGGGAGTGCCGCCCATGTATAGATTTACATCTGTAGCAGTAGATGATAACTCTAATGTACCTGCAGGAGTTGTAGTACCAATACCTACATTGCCGTCAGATTTGATAAAAAAATCGGGGACGTTGTTTTGACCTGTGTAGTCGGCATAAAAACTCAAACCTTGTCCGGCAGGCCAAGAGGAACTTGGATTGGCATATAATATTCTTCCAATTGCGTCTCTTGTTGTGTTTGAGAAATCTATGTATGCGTTTTCACTATCAGCGGAAACTATGGAAACATGGTGAGATGGGGAATTTTCGGATTTACCTAAATACACACCAGCAGCGGGTGCGATATTCGGTACGGAATCTCCTGCAAAATAACCATCACCAGCAACATGCAACTGATGATCAGGAGTCGTAGTACCAATACCTACATTGCCGTTGTCCGTGATGCGTAACTTTTCCTCAGCAGTACTTGTGCCTTGGGTTCGAAAGCTTATAAATGGATTTGTACCCCCTGCAGTGGAATCTGCTACAAAGATAAGACTACCCATTCCAGTATCTGCATGTAATAGTGAGGATAGATTTGTATTAGTGTCTGTGAGTTTTATAATCGGTGTAGTGCTCTTGATGTGTAATACCTCCTCTGGACTCGTAGTACCAATACCTACATTGCCGCTGCTTTCAACGCAAAGTGCAGCGTAATTGTAAGGGCGACTAGCTTCATTGGTGGTAGAAGCAGCATAATTTTTTGTTAAAATTCTGAATGCATCATTCTCATCATTACCGCGAATACCAAATATCATTTGGCCATTCGGATCAGTTTCAATAATAGTGCCAAATTTAGAAGTATTTGTTGCAGGAAGTAAATCGCCAATAACTCCTGCAGTTGCTTCTGTAAAGCTGCGTATATCTAGGTCGGCAAGTTTTGCACGAGTTGCTTTTACGGTTCCGCTAATATCCAGCTTCTCTGAAGGGCTCGTAGTACCAATACCTACATTGCCTGAGCTATCGATACGCATTCTTTCGGTAGCTGAAGTTGAAAAGTGCAAGTGATCATCACTGTTGTCATAATCAATTCTGCCTTGGCCATCTGAATCGGTATCACCAAAAAATATCGCGCTTCTAGAGTCATTTTTTGAAACTATAGAAACGAATGCATTTGAGCTTGAATCTTCGACACTCAGAAGTCTGGCAGGGCTCGGGGTACCAATACCTACATTGCCGTTGGAGTCGATTGTAAATCTATTGTTTACATTATTAGTTTTAAAACTTAATGAATCATCCACATGGCTATAGATTATCCTACCTGCCGCTGCATTGTCTTGGTCACCAAAATTTACCGCACTCATGCCAAGAGAGTCAGATGCAGTCAATCTTAGTTGTGTATTTGTGCCTCCATTTACATCCAAGTCAACGAACGGATTCGTAGTACCAATGCCTACATTGCCACCATCTTCAATAAAAATTCCATTTCCATTACTATCTTGAAGTAATAATCCTGCGTTATCTCTTGCGCGCACTTTATCTGTAAAAAGATGTTTGCCATCGGCAATTCCTAGATGCTCACTAGAATTCCATGAATTAGATGCGTTGGTCCATTTAAATTCTTTGTCTGTCGCGCCTTTTAAAGTAATTCCTCCGCCATCTGCGGTAGTATTTGTGGGAGTATCAACTGATCCGAGTTCTATATTTTTATCATCAACAGTAACCGTGGTTGAATTTACCGTAGTAGTTGTTCCATTAACCGTAAGATTTCCACCAATTGTAACATCTTTTGCAGTTGTTACGCTTCCGGATCCATCTACTTTAAATTTAATGTCTGAGCTTCCTCCGCCACCAATATGCACTATTGCATTTGATGAAGCATTATTTGTTTGCACTCGGATGCCATTTGCACCAGCTCCAGGAGCCGCAACGTCAAGATGATATCCGTCTGGATCTTTACCAATACCAAGCAAATCATTGATCCTGACATTACCATTTCCATGGTTAATTGCGAATCTATTTTGAACATAAGCATCTGCATCGCTTACTGTGTCAATCTCAAAAACAGAATTGTTGTTTCTAATTAGGGTATTTAAATCTGTTTGATCAGTTTCTCTTAGCCATATTCTTGGTTGCGAACCTTCAAGTTTCATCGATGGAGTTCCACCAGCAATATGTAAGTTATGAGATGGGTCAGTAGTACCAATACCAATGTTTCCTCCGTCTTCAAGAAACATTCCGTTGTCTTCGTCATCTACGATGTGTAATCCTTGAGGTGTTCTTGCTATAAGCTTGTCTGAGTAAAAATGTTGACCGCTTACTATGTCGGAAGTAAATATGTTATTCGAGATCATCTTTCTGTATTACACTAGTTTTTGTTTATCTGACTGCGTGAGTATGAATTTTATAATTTGCAGGGGTATTTGCTCCGAATTTAACGAAGTAGCTTTGTTCTGTTACTCCTGAAACCAAGTATGGTATTAAATATTTGTTTGTTTCTACTGTCGCAGACACAACGGGCGGAACGGAAAAAGGCTCTGGAAACATTATTTCGTGAAGATCTTGCCCCACAACAAGGTCTGTCGCGAATGATTGAGTTACGGTTCTATATTGAGAGCTTTTTGCTGGCCGAGCTGTAGTATGAACTATATATGTATCATGTGCAAGAAAAGTTGTAAATAAAAGATTAAATTCTGACTGAGTGACTCCTGATATCATATGAGGAACAATTGGGGCTCCATGATCGTTTTGTAACCCAATAGATAAAACTGGTGTCGATCCAAATGTTTTTGGAAAATCAATCTGATAACGATCTTGCCCTCCCATAATTTCAGTAGCAAAAGTAACCGTTTCATCTGACGTGCCCATAACTTGCAGCCACTCTCCTGTGCAACCAGTTACGAAAAGTCTCTCAAGGTATGAATCTCCTGTTACAGAAAGCTGACCTAGCGCTTCTGTGCTATTTATTGCAAATTTTCCGTCATTTAAAATTCTCGCTCTTTCTTGACCTGAAGTTGTAAAAGAAATAAAATCTCCATCTCCGGACTCCCTTATTTTTATTTGAGTTTCATCTCCAGCAGATATCGTTATTTGGTTGTCTGTGAAGCGCAAGTATGTATCTTCGTCTTCGTTATGATATAAGTATTCGTTGAGCCCTATATCACCTGTAACCATAAGGTCTCCATAAATATCTACATCCCCAGTAACATTTAAGGTGCCACTTAAATAGGCATCTCCAAATCTTGTGTTATCTCCAGTTTGGGTAAAATCTCCAGTCTGTCGAATATCTCCTCTAAAAAAAGAATCTCCAACTACCCTGTTGTTGCCTGTGATAAATGTATTTCCAGAAATAGTTACATCTCCGACAAATAAAGAGTCTCCCGAGATGTGTAAAGTGTGCGTCGGATTCTGAGTGAATGGCCTGCGGAGATCTTTAACTCCTCTAAAATTAAAGTGTTTAATTTTCCATTGATCTGCATTTATTATTTTTGTTGGAACATATCTGTAGTGAGAGAATCCTGTTGTAAGATAATCTTGAAGAAAAAATTGGTTTCCGCTTGTAGAGGAGGGATAACTGGCGGCGTCAAGTCCAGATTCTACATGAAGCGTAGTCCAGCTTTCTCCGTTATTTGAACCAAGAACCTTAAAGTCCTCCGCTGCAAAATCTAAATTGTCTGAGGGGAAGATGTTTATGCCTTTATAGAAAAAAGGTTCTTCAAACTCTATGCCAACCCAAGCCCCTCCCATTTCATAGTGAAGTTCGTCAGGAAATAGGTCATGGTCGTCAAGAAATGTATCTAAATTATTTTGATGCGCATCTGGTATCATCGCCGCATAATATCCTGAGGGCTGATATACGTTTTTAGACTCTGATTCTGTTGACAGGTTTATTTGCTCGCCGCTAAAATCGCTTCCAAAAAGATAAGTCGGCTCTTGAACTCCTCCTCCAAAAGTTATTGATTTCCAGTCTCCGCTTTTAGAAGGTCGATTAAAAAAAGACTCGTCAAGCATTTCTCTTCTGGTAAAGTGAAGTCCTACTCCGACCTTTTGGAAAAGACCGCTTTCTCCTACGAATACATTTCCGCTTATATCTCCAGTTTCTGTAATGTCAATAATTTCATTGATGTTTGTTCTGCTTAAAAATGTGGTTACATCTGCGAAGGTTTTTTCTCCGCTAATAAGCTGATCTCCAGTAAGACAGACAACATTGTCTAATAACGAATTCTTAAAGTCTCCATAGCTTATTTTTTCATTATGAGAGCCAGATCTAGAAATTAAAAGTAAAGCTTGATCGTCATTGTTTCCGCTTGGTTGGGGAATGTAGCTTGCGGGAACATTTATGTCTGCAAAAAGACGAGAAACCTCTTGCATGTTTGACGTTCTGTTATCTTTGTTCATTTCAGTGTTCGTGGTTTGGCTCGCATCTAGAGTATGTTCCTGCAAGGCTTGAGGTTGTGTGTATCTTATAGTCGTTCTTAAGTCGTGTTCCGAAGGTTATATTGTATCCTTCTGTTGTTATTCCTGAAATAAGATGCGGGAGAAATTTTTCTTCTCCCTCAACTGTAGTGGATACAATTGGCGTCGATTCAAAGTTAATCGGAAAATTAATCCGATACGAAAAAGATCCAGCGCTAATGGGTTTAGTAAATCTTTGAATTTTATCAAGAAACATTGCTCTTTCATAGCAATCTGGGTCCCCCGTAGACATCGCTATAGTGTTTACTTTATAGTTATTGTCTGGAAGGGGGCTTGTAAAATTTATATTAAACTGAGATTCTGTAAGTCCGGATATCATGAAAGGTATAATTACACCTCCTTTTTCATGTTTGACCGAAACAGATAAAACTGGAGCGCCATCAAAAGTTTTTGGGAAATTTATTAAATAACTATCCTTTCCTTCTCTGAGGGCAGTATTATAGCAAATCGTTTCATCTTCAGGCCCAGGATATACGTGACCCCACTCTCCATATGCGTGGGTATCTACGTGGGTAATATAAGCATCTCCACTCATCGAAAGCTGAGCAAATGGATCTTCAGCGTTAACTCCAAAACTTCCTGATTTTGTTATGGATATCGCTTCTTCATTCTCTGCAACGTAAAATCTTATTGACTTTTCTAAATCATTGTCCATTATGATTGACGCAGCTTTGCCTGTTTCCGAGGTCACTCCGCTTACAAGAGGGGCAATGCCCGACCCTCCTTGCCTCTCCCATAATTCGTGCGCATTATTTGGGTTATATGCGGCGCCGCTCATGAGCATAAGTCCTGATTCTAGGTCTTCAAACCATCTGATACTTGATTCTTTTGAATTAGACGCTTTTAACTCTATTGAGTCTGGCTCAAATCTTAAAAAAGTGTGCGGCTGACCGATTACGTTGTCTGGAAAAAATGTAGTAATACTTTCTTCATCAACTTTTTCAAAAAACTGTTCGTGCGCACGGTCATGATGGCTGAACATGTACTCTCCGAGCCTTATGTCTCCGTAAACTTTTAGTTCTGAGTGAAAAAAACCGTTTCCTGTTTGAGTTATATTTCCCAATCTTTTGGAGTCTCCCAGTAAATCAAAATCACCTTTTTGAAATTGATCTCCAATAAAACTTATATCTCCTATATATTCTGAATTTCCATCAAGATGATGTTCCTTGCCATTTCTATAAGCGTCTCCAGTAATTTCTACCGAGCCGTGAAAAAAAGAATCTCCGTCTATTTCTAGGGTTTTTGTTATATCTGATTCTCTTAAAAAATATTTATCTCCAACGCCTATTTGTTCAAATAAACCTGTCTCTCCGACAAAAATATTTCCACTAATATCTCCTTGATGTGTTATGTCAATTATTTCGTTTATTCTTGTAGTACTAAGAAATGTGCATTCATCTACGAAAGTTTTTTCTCCACTGATTAACTGCTTTCCCGTTAGATATGCAACGTTGTCTGTGAGGGAAAATTTTAAATCTTTATATTTTATTTTTTCATTATGGGAGCCTGACCTCGCTAGAAGAAATAAAGCGTCCTCGTCCGCATTGAAAGTAACTAAAGCAGAACTTCTGAAGGGATACCCTAATTGATTAGAAGTTAGAGGAAGCGTCTCTGTGAGGTCTGAAATTCTTTTATTTGGCATGGCAAGTCTTTTATAAATACACTTAATAAGGCAAAAGTGTGTAATAGGTTTAATGGCTAAATGCACTCCTACAAGATTGACCTATGAGCGACTGGGTATTCTGGCGACAGACTTTCCTGGCTACAAGGCAAACGGAACTACATCTGGAAACTTAATAAGAGTACAATCTATGGACTATGGGTTCAATCATCCTGCAGTAGATATAAAGTCTATTGGCTCTGACTCTTTTATGCAACAAGATGGAGAGTCTCCTATTATCAGAAACGCTGATGTGGAATGCAACATAGAGTATTTATTCTCGAGTGGGGAAAATGAGAAATCATTAGGAATTCATGTTGGTGAAGATGGAAGTATTCTGAAATCTAGGTTTGATGCAAATTATTCAAGATCTTCTGATGATATCAACATCATTGCCGTCGCATCAAACGAAGGGCTTCATAGAGACTTGAGTAATGAAATTAACTATTCTGGATATCACGTTATTGGAATCGGCAACTGTTTTTTGACAAACTATAATTATACCGCTGCTGTAGGACAACTTCCAAGGGTGTCTGTTTCATTTAAAGGAAGCAACATGACTTTTGAAACTTATGATCCAGAAGAACTTCCTACCCTGCCGTCAATAAAGCTTGGAATGGATAATCAAAAATCAGAAGAAAAACTAAACTTAAATGAAGAAAGTTTTGGGTACGACATTGTTCCTCAAGCAAACGTTATAATGCCTGGAGATATAATGTTAAACATTCAAAAAATGGCGGGAGGATACGGAGGAATACCATTGGAAGCTGAAGATGCTGCGATTCAGAGCGTTTCGTTAAGCGTTCCTATTGACAGGCAGGATATATATGGATTTGGAAGTAACTATGTTTTTGATAGAAAATTAAAATTTCCTATTATGGCTGATATGTCAATGGATGTAATTCTTAGAGAATACGATACTGGCTCAATAGAATCTTTTTTTACCGAAGGCGCCAAGTATAATATGACTATTGATCATACTAACAGATATAAATATAGTGGTCAATATCATGATGTAGTGAATCAATTTGTTATAGAAAATGCGCAACTAAGAAGTCAATCTTACAAAAAGCAGATCGGTGGGCAAGTAGAAGTATCCACTCAATTTGCAGTAGGAATAAGCTCTTCTGGTGGATTCAAGATTTTGGACTGAAGCGAAAAAAACCCGCCCCTTTTGGGGCGGGTTTTTAAAGTACCTTATAGAGTAATTTTTATTGACCAAATGGAGGTGAGCCAAGATCTTTGAAGTCGAACTTGTTTGCGTATTCTCCTGTAATTGTCAATGCGTTTCTTGACCCAAGAACCCTTAGTCCTCTTGCATCATCCTCTGGGCCGCCGATTTGAGCGGTAAAGGTAAGGTCAACTGATTTGTTATCTCCAATGCTTGAGCTAAAGGATTCTCCTTCAAGAAGTGCTCCTTTAACAATGTATTGCATTGCTACATCTCCGGTTCCATAGCGATCTGGCTCGCGAAGAGTGAAAACCAAGTCGTGCTCTTCTGTGTCCCAAAGAAGATCTGCAATATTGCCTTCTTTTAGGTCTGCCATGATTGCGCTAACACTAACGCTGATATTTACTGGGTATTCTACTACTCGGCTGTATCCGTATGGTGTTCCAAGTCTGTTGAGAACAGTTCTCGAAAGTGGAACATCAATGCTAAAGCTTTGAACGTGTGCCGAACCTGGGGTTGTGTAGTCTTTGGCTGGATCGTCATTAACTCCCTGAGCAAAAGCTCCTGTTGCGATTTCAGATCCACCTACAGTTTCTCCATGTCCAACAGCGCCTCTTGGGTCACTACCTGGAAGAAGTTCAAATTCGCCAGCTCTTCCGTCTGTACCAAGAGAAAGCGTGATGTCTCCAGGACGTAAGCAAGCCCAACCTTCTGTTTCTGCAGAAACGTCTGTAGCGCTATCATTTAGTACGCCACTGACCGCAGGAGGAATGCTGAATTCAACATCCTTAATTGGAGTTCCAAAATTTGTGTTTACCGCAGGAACATCAAGATTTTGTGTGCCTGTGTAGCTTCTAAGATTTAAGCCGTCAACAGTAACCGAAGCTGTTGGCATCGAGCCAACTGAAGCTTCAATAGAGTAGTTGGATACATATCCATTTCCAAGAGCAATAACGCTCTTGTTTTCTTCTGAGTCTGTGTTTCCTACTGCATCGTGCCCTTCACATGTAGTGAGTATAAAAAAGTTTTTTCCGTCTGCATTTAAGTTTGCGCCGCAAGTTACGCCTCCAACGATTTCATCGTCAAGAGCGCTTTTGTCTCCGCCAACATGCATTCCTAGAAGTCTTTCATTAACTCCATTTGTGAGATAATAAGAAAAATCAAGAGTAACTGTTGGGGGATCAATTGCTACAGCGTCAATTCTTGCAAGTTGGCCAAATTGATTGACGTCTTGCCTGTTAATAGAAAAGCTATAGTTTGCACTTTGAACCCGGCGAAGCTGTTGCACTCCTGTTCTGACGTTTCCTGCTCCTCCTGCGCCTGCTGCAGCTGCTGCTTGCGTGGCGTAGGATTGATAGTCTGAATCGTCATTCCAGTCAGTAGCGTTGGCGAAGTGGTGGCCTGTGGCATCCACTGTTCCAACATACAAAGCTTCACTTTGATAAATTACTCTTGCGCGTCCTGGTAATTGTTTTGCCATAATAAATAAGGTTTAATTCTGTTCTGATTACATTTTTTATAAAGAAAAGGGAAGTCAAGATCTTGGAAAGCGCAAATTGCTAACTTCAAAATCTATGAATCCAACGAATAAAGATGGATCAATATTCTGATTTACTCTGTCGCTGAGTTTAGAAGCTCTTACTTGTTCTATGTGAAGAAAGGTTGAGGTTTTTTTGTCAGACAAATTTCCGTAATTGAATCCAGTTACATCTCCAAATTCATTGAGCGGATAATCTTCAAAATTTAATTTTTTAAATACTTCATTTTTAGAATCTGCAAAAATAGATAATGCTCCATCTAGTTGATAGCTATTTTCTGCAAAAACAACGCATCTTATATTTGTCGTGGTTTTATCTTCTCCTCCGAATGAAAATGGTTCGTTCTCTGCTAGTTCTGGGTTGATAAAAATTGCAGGAACTACTTGGCTGTATGGAGCAATGCCCGAAGGTTCTTGTTTGAATCTGTTGTTAACATCAAATTTGCTGTCTATTAATAACTGCTCTTCTGTTTGATTTGTTATATAAAAATTAAAATCTTTTACAGCATACTCACCTGACAGGGTGTGCGAGTCTCCAAAAGATTGATCAAAAATTACTCTGCCGTTGTCAAAGTCAAACATAAGGCCGTCTTGCCCTCTTGGAATGAATGTTCCGTTTTCATAAACTCCACTTGGTATAACTGCTCCTTCTACGTCTTCGTCAAAAATCCATTGTTTGTGTGGACTGCTGTAAGAAATATATCCATCGCTAAGTCTTGAGTCTGAGCTGTTTGCATAAAACATTCCGGTTTGATTGCTGAACGCGTCTGCCCTCGATGATATAAAATTATCCGCCCACAATGTAAAGCTTGTTGTTAGTTCATGTTGAAATTGGGGTTTCATTTTATTTTCATTGCTCCAGTTATGTTATTTAAATTCTTTTCAAATTCTTTGAGCATTGGCTTAAGGTAGGGTATCTTTAATCTCCCCGAGCCTTTTGCGTCCTTTAATTGTATGCCTGCGCCAGATCTACTAGAGTCGACTCTCTTAAACAAATATTGCCCTAGCCCTGATATTCCCGCGCCTTCTATTTGCTCTAACCAGCTAGCTCCTTTTGCCCAAGGCATAGGAGAGGCGCTATAAAGTGCCGTCATTTGCGGAGTATTGACGCTAAATGTAGTAAGTAATCCCCTGGTTCCCATAGATTGTCTTTTTATTAAAATATTAGTTCCTCTTAATAATTTTTCTATGGGAGCAATGGGATTATAGTCTGCATCAAATCCTATAAATCCAAATACATTACCATTTCTAAGTGTCCCTGTTACGTTTGAAGCTCCTGGACCATGCTTTAATTCTCTGGTGAGGGGATGAGATTCAAAGTCTCCCATAAATTTATCAAACGCCACTCTGAATTGTTTTTCAACAACAATTCTTGTTTGATTTCTTACTGTCACATCTTTTTTTAGCTGTCTAGTAAGCGCAGCCTTAACAGTTATGTTTGACTTTCCCTTCATTGCTCTAGCGGTCTCAGGAAGATTGTATAAAATTGCACTTCGTCAAATAGTCCATGGGCTCTTGCGTCTGAAGCGATATGAAACATTCTTCCGTCAAGCTCAATTCTTTTTGCTTCTTTAATATAAAGAAAGTCATCTTTTAATAATTTTATTCTTACTAAACTACTTGGATCAACTCTTGTTGTCTTTATTTGTGCATCTGTCTCTCCAAAATTTTCTAAAGTTCTGTCTGTGTCATATCGAATTCTTGCTTTAAAAACTTTTCTTTCTGGCACATTTTTTACACTTGGCGTGGTTTGGCCTGCACTATTATATAAATGATTATAGCTTGGGTCGGTACTAATTACAACTTTTTTAGCTTCTTTATATACAACTATCTCTCTTCCGAATGTATCGTGAAGATCGAGTAGCTTTGAAGCCAAGTCTCTCCTTTGGGCTTTGTTTAAAAATTCTGCCATGCATACATTTACACTAAACGATTTTTTTTGTGTAAATCAAAATAAGGTATAAGGTACATGGACGCAGAAGACATTCTAAAAAAATGTTGTAATCGGAATACGGTCTCCCTTTTTAAGGGTTTTCTCGTAATGCTCGAGGATCTACATAAGGAACATCAGATTAATTTTAATAAATTAAAAAAGAATCTGCCTGAAGGTTGTGTGCCTATTATTGAACAAGCCGATTATTTCGACAATGATAAATTACAATACTTAAGAAAAAGAACTTTAGATATTGGTAATGAAACAATTAGAAATATTGAATCGGAATTAGATTATTATAGTATAGGGTTCACATTTAAATAAAAAATATTATGGCAGAAGCAGCAACAGAAACAATGGATGATACTCGCAAAAAAATGCGAGAAATATATAGCTTTACTTTCGAAAAGGAAGAAAAGACAAAACAGACCGAAGAAAAGGTCGTCAAGAATGACGAGACAGGAGAAGAAGAAACCGTCTCAGTTACCAAGGACGTGGTAGAACCTGTTCCTTATAGGGTAATTATGAAACAGCCTACTCGAAGGCAGATCGAAGAGGCAGAGCTTGAGTTTAGCGTAGAAATTAGCAAGTGCATCAAGCGCGGAATTTTAACGAAGGCTATGCTTGCGAAAAAGTATAGCGACACAGGTGGGCTTCTGGCCGAAGAAGACGCCAAGGCTCTTACCGAAATGTATATCAAGTACGGAGAGCTTTCTCAGGAAAGCGAAAAACTTCAAATCAAAAACAAGAAGAGTCAAGCCGACCAAAAGCGAATCGACGAAATCTCTGGGCAAATAGCCTTGTTGAGAAAAGACATCGTTAATGTCGAAACTTCGTATTCAAATTTATTTAATCATACTGCAGATGTGCGCGCAGAAAATAAGGTGATTCAGTGGTATATTTTACATCTAACGTTCATTCAAAAAGAAGATGAGGAAGACAGCTTACCTTTGTTTGCTGGTCAGAATTTTGAGGAACGTCTTAGAACATACTACGAACTTGAGGAAGATGGCGACGAACTGTATGATATCATTGGCGGAAAAGTTGCTGCTTTGTATAGCTTTTGGTATTACAGTTCGGGCGCCGTCTCCAAGCAAGACTTTGAACAGCTGGACTCTGACATAGAGGAAGGCAAGGTTTAATATGTGGACACTGTCAGGCGAAGAAAAATATTTAGAGATGTAGTCAGAGGATACTCTACTGCAACTCTGGATAATGAATTTGTTTACATCAAACATTTAACTCCTCACGATCAGGTAGAACTTGAGGAAATAGAGGAAAAGTATCACAATGACGCCTTGAGAAGAGGCGTTCCAACTGAGGAGGATATGCTTATCTTTCTAAAAGATGAAGGGCAGTGGAGTGATGAAGACGATAAGTTTATAACAGATAAGCAGTTCTTCATTGAAAGCTTGAAAACTGCAAAAAATAAAATGGTTCTCAAGCAAGAGATCGATAAGCAGGCTGAACTAATTGAGCAAGAAACCAATGAGCTTGTTCAAAAGCAGGCACAAAAAATACAGCTTCTTGGTAATACTTGCGAAAAATATGCCAAAGATAGATTGAATGATTTTTATATGATTAAAAGTTTTTATAAAAATTCTGATTTAAGTGAAAAGCTTTTTTCTGAAAATGAATTTGATGAACTAGAGCATACTGATATAAAAAAAGTTGTTGTTAAATATAATGAAATATTTGAAGTATTTACCGAAGAAAGTATACAATATACAATACTAGAAGATTTTTATAGTCCTTATTTAAGTTTTGCTGAAGATAGTATGCAGTTTTATGGAAAACCATTTTGTGAATTGACGTACAATCAAGTTAGGTTAATTGTTTATACTAGGGTATTTAAGAATATATTTGATACAAATGAAAATATACCAGAAAGTATGAAAAAAGATCCTGCAAAATTATTAGAATTTGGTAGTAGCTCAAAAGAAGAAAGAGATAAAGCTAAAGACAAGCTGTCTCAAGGTGACGCAGGAACTCTCGTTGGAGCAAAAGATGAAGATTATGAATACCTTGGAGTAGAAAAACCGAGGGGTGGAGTAAGTCTTCATGAGGAGGCCAAAAAGAAGGGCGGCACATTAAATATGGATGATTTAATGAAATTGCATGGCGTGATATAATTTTGGTGTATTATACCTTATCACAGGAATAAGGTAAAATGGCTATAAACTTAGACGTACACGGCAATACTCAGCCGCTCGAAGCAGCGGTACAGGCGGCTGTGAACAGAATTCGCAGAACTCCCATCAAGGTTACTGTTGATGATAAAGGCGCCACTCAGCCCTTAGGAAATATGAAGCGTGGTGCTGACGAGTTCAGTAAATCGATGGAGGCTGCAAATGCTCGTATTATAGCGTTCGGTGCGAGTATGGCTATTATGAATGGCGTAGCTAATTCATTTAAGGCTGTAGTTGCAAATGCAGTTGAAGTAGAAAAAGCTCTTGCAGACATAAACGTAGTTATGGGATTGACCGCTTCTAATCTTGATAAATTTAGCGATGGGTTGTTTAAGGTTGCAAAAGAAACAGGAGCCGCTTTTAATATTGCAGCGCAGGCTGCAACCGAATATGCTCGTCAAGGCTTGGGCGTAGAAGAATCGCTCAAAAGAACGAGAGATGCTCTTATTCTTACTAGATTGACAGGTATGGATTCTGCGCAAGGCGTAAAAGCTCTTACTGCCGCAATGAACACATACGGCAAAGAAATTAAGGACACTACTCAACTTGTCAGTAAGTTTGCTGCGGTTGATGTAAAGTTTGCGGTAAGTGCAGAAGATTTTGCTGACGCTATTGCTCGTACGGGTCAAGCCGCAAAAAGCGCAGGAGTTAATATTGACGAGCTTATTGGTCTTGTTACTGCAGCTCAGCAGCAAACTGCTCGAGGCGGTAAAGTTATTGGTAACTCGTTTAAAACAATTTTTACTCGTATCGGAAGAACTGATACATTAAACCAGTTAGAGAACTTAGGTATTGCCGTTAGGGATTTAGAGGGTAATACTTTGGGGGCGAAAAGAATTTTAACTGATTTGGCTAATAGTTTTGATCATTTAAGTGAGGCCCAAAAAGCTCAGATAGCTCAAACTGTTGGTGGCGTATTTCAAATCAACGTATTGAAAGCTGTTCTTAGTGACGCAGCAAAACAAAATGGTATCCTAGCTAATGCTACTCAAATTTCTGCAGGAGCAACAGACGAAGCAATTCAAAAGAACGAACAGCTCCGTCAGACAATGGCTGCAATGGCAACAGAAACAGGGCTTGCGTTGAAAGATGTAAGCGCACGAGTTGGAGAGATCATGCTTGGGCCAGGCATAGAAAAAATTCTTAATGTGGTGAAGTCTATAGCTGACGGAGCAAACAATCTCTTAGGAGAAGGAGAAGGCGCTGGAAGTAAATTTGCAAACGGATTTTTAAAAGGACTTGGCAATGTTATAACTGGCCCTGGCTTGGTGGTTATTACTGTTGTGTTTGGCAAGCTGTTTTTAAAAGCGGCTCAGTTTGCCAAAGAAAGTTTGGTTTCTCTTATAGGTGTTACAAGTGAAGCTCAAAAACAAAAAGCAATTCAATCTTCTTTGGTTGCTTTGTTTGGAAGAAGCGCGTCTCTTAGTAAAGAGATGCTTAGCACTGAAACTACAAAAGCTCAAAAAGAACAAATCATATTAAATCTTTTAAAAGCTCAAGTCGCAGAAGCACAAATGCTCGACTCTGTGGCCAAACGAGCCGCAAGCACTTTATATAAACAGGGATACAATGCTGGTTTGGCGCCAAGGAGTGGTCGTCGTGGAGCAAGCGGTTACATTCCTAATTTTGCTCACCCCGAAAGACAAGAAGCTGCCCAAGGAGGATACGCCGCAGGAAATATTCGATCAATGAATATGCCTGGTGGTGGCTCTGTTATTTACAATAGTGCAGAAAAAGTAAAGAATTTCGCAGGATTTACTCAGCCTGCAATTATGCCTCCGCTTTCTAGTAAAGCAGGAAAGAATTATCAACAAGCATTTGGAAGCGTTCATGGATTTGATCCGTATGCAGGAAGTGGTTATGTTCCTAATTTTGCTGCCAAAATCGTTCAAGGTGATAAAAAGCCTGGATCAGCCCCGCTCCTAAATGCAATAAACTTCGCCCACATGCTGACGCCTTCAGGAGGAGCTCATACAGTAACCACAAAGCCTGATAAAGCTATTTATGGTGTTCCCGTTTCAAAACTACCTAGGGTAAGGTTTAAATCTTTCGGAATACAAAGAGGCGCTTCAACAAAAGCAGAAAATAAAAAGAAGGATATCGCTGAGCAAATTTTTGATGCAGTAGAGGCTAATGCCATAAGAGAAGGAAGGCTCTTGGCCGATTCTTTTAAAATAGGAACTGGCAGGGCAAGCGGAAAAACTATAAAGCAATCTATTAATAGCGGAGAAAGCGGAGGGGCTGGAGCTCTTCAATCTGTTGTTGGTGCTTTGTTTGAGGCTGCAATAAGCACCAAAATAAAGCAAGTTAAAGATCAGTCTGGGGGTATTGCTGGTGTTGCACAAGGAATAGGTGGAGACTTTGACCTTAGAAATCCAAATCAAGAACAAAGGGAGTCTCTGAAACTTTTATTTGGAGGTAGTTGGTCCAAAACTAAGCTCGCAGACTACAAGGGACAATTTTCAGATGGAAATGCCAAAAGCATGGCAGAAAAAATACTAAAGGAAAAACTTTACAGACAGCAGAATTTGGGAAGAGGTAATAATCCTGCTCTTGCTTTTGCTGGCGATAAAGTTATTCAACTCGACGAGAAACAGAGAAGGATTCTGGGCCCCAGAAGGGGAGCAAGAATGAATGCTAGAGGATATATTCCAAATTTTGCCGATCCATTAAGCGATGCAATAGGAAGAGAAAAAGGCGCTGGAGTGCCTGTCTCTCAAATAAGAGTTGGAACTCATCAATCTTTAATTGGCAAAGGCAATCCATTGGGTATAGGCGTAACAAACACAAAAGATGAGCCGAACGGATTACGCGATGTATTTGGTGCCGACGGTCACGTTCCTAATTATGCTTTTAGGGATGGAGCATCTAGGGTAATAAGTAATTTGTTGGACAAGTGGAAGTCAGTAAGCACTGTAGTTTTAAGTAGCGAAAAACAGCGCGAACTTGTTCAAATGCAAGGACTTAAAAATCAACAAAGATTTACTGCACAAGAAGCTGCCGAGCACATGAAGGGGTTAGGGTTTAGTAAGCAAGAAACTCGGCAATCAATGCTGCAATTAAATTACGAAAAACAAGAGACTAATGAAGCTATGAAGCAAGTCGGTTTCTCTAGGGGTGGAAGTATGGGGGCGATTGGCAATTTAAACAGTAAGGTTGGAAAGTCTGCATTTGGTAAATTTATGGGGGGCGGAGGAGGAATGGGCGCAATGATGGGTCTTTCTATGATTGGAGGAATGCTTCCTGGGGCAAGTACGCCTGGCTCCGCTGGAAATTATGCAAGCAGCGCAATGAGTTACGCTTCTACCGGAATGATGATGGGAAGTATGGCTGGACCTTTTGCTCCAATAGCAATGGCCATAGGTGGACTGGGTGGAGCTCTTTACGGTTTATCTCAAGCTTCTGATGAAGCCTCTAAAGCTCTTAGAGAAAAAGCAGAGGCCGAAGCTGAAGCCAGCAGGCAGCATATGTCTTCGGTTTCTCAAGGGCTTGCTGGGCCAATGCAGCAATTTGGTCTTTTCTCGGGAGATCAGGATTTGAACTACAACGGAATGAATATGACGTTGTCTAGCAAAGGAATGAATAGACTAACTGCTGGGGGTACTCATAACATGATACGCTCCAGCGGGTTAGGAGAACCGTTGGCTGACGATCCTCTCCTTCAAACTAACTTATTTATGGCTCAAAAAGGCGGGGAATATGACAAATTATCAAAAAGAATCCAGAAACTGAAGGAAGATAGGGGGTTTTATAAGCAAGGCGGTAAATATGGGTCAAATCAAAGAGTAGAAAAATTAAATAAAGCGTTTAAGGGAACTATGTTCGAGGGGAAAGGTGATGAATATAATAACCTTATCGAACAACGAGACGCCTTATCTGATGAGGAGAAGCGAAAAAGAGGATTCTTCGATGCTGGTGGTCTTTTTGGAAACGGATTTCACGTTGACAACATAGAAGGGCAACTAAAAAATAACTATCAATCAAAAATGGCCACAGGCTTCAGGAGGCAAAATATTAAGCAACAATTCGGTAGCCTTCCTTCTGATTATAGGTTTGATATTCCCGCGCTTCGGGCAGACAAAGCTCGTGACATCAAGAAGGGCGAAACTCGTTCGTACAATAGCAGAGAATTTCTTTCTCAAGTAGATGATCTTAGCGATAAAGAAATTCGTGATTTAGATCTTGACCTTAAAAAGTTAAGAAAAAAAATCGGAGAAGATTCAAAAAAAGAAGCCGAAGGATTAATAATCCAGCTTAACACTCAAAAAGCTATTATATCTGCGCAAAATCAGGTTCGACTAAATCTTTTAGATATATCTGATAAGTATAAAAGCCAAATTTCTGATTTAGATATTCAGGGCAAGATAATTGGCGATTTGATGACCGAGCGACAAAAAACTGAACTTAAATACAATAAGGCTATCTTGAAAAACACAGAGGCTGAAGAAAAAGCGAAGGCTCAAGCAAACCTTCAATTTCGACAAGGGGTGTTTACTCAACTAGGCAATAACAAGCCTCTTGAGCAGGAGTTAAAGCGAGCCCTCTTAGACGACGGAGTTGAAGTTAAGGGAGGAAGTGGAGCAACAACCGTAGATGTAACTGATGCTCTTTCTGATCTGCCCACAGAAAAGCTTATAGGCCTTTTCGAAAAAATTAAAGAGGAAAATAAAGATAATGTTGGAATTCAAGAGGCGATTAATAGGCTTGCCGCTAACGAACTTTTGAAAAGGCAAGGTTTGATCGACGCCGCAGAAAGAACAAAAACCCTTTCTGACGATCAGGCTGAAAAAGAAAAAGACATTAATTTTATTATTGATCAGAGAACACAGAAAGTAAAAGATCTTGCCAGGGAAATTAACCTCGTTAACAATCTAACTGATCAAGCAATGAAAGGTTTGGCCGCTACCGAAAAAACTCAAGACGCAAGAAGATCTTTTGCTTCCGCAGGGGTAACAGGAATTGAGTCTCAATTTTTAGCAGGAAAACAAGGTAGGCAAATTTCAGCAAATAGAAATATGCGAAATTTAGCTCTTGGCTTGGGCAAAAATATGAATTCACTGGATCAGGAATATAGAAAAGAACTACTAGATCAAAGAGATGCGGATAGATACGCGATTTCAGGGCCAGATAGCGCAGCCGAACTTGATCATATGATGGCGCTAATCGAAGCAGAGACAGAAAGAACCAAGAAGCTTGATGAATATGAACAGAAAAGATCAGCTCTGGTTTCTACATTCGAATCTGAAAGACTTTCAATAGACGAAATTCTTCAATTAGAAAACGAAAGAAACAAAATAATTACAGAAAGAGCTCTACTCAAGGAGTCACTAGATCGTTCTGGAGACATGTTAAATTTCAGGGTAGGCATGGATCAGAGCTCTCGAAGTCGAGAGCAAGAGATCGCTAAATCAAGAAGGTTAACTGCTTTTGGCTCTCACGATAAAACTCGAGCCCAGCAGATGGCTTTTGATATGAACGAGATGGATATTACTACTCAAGAAGCAGTCCAACAGCTAGAAGAAAGTAAAAAAACTGAACGTTTCGCTTTTAATGCACAGAGAGAAAATTTAAATCGAGAACAAGCAGAATTGCAAAAGCTAAGAGACGCTAAACCAGAAGAAGGTACTGCTGAAAGTGATAGACTTAAGATTCTTCAAGCTTCAGAGCGGTCAAGATTGAAGACGTTGAGCGATATAGAATTTAAGAAACAAAAAACTTTGGCTGGTTTGGACGAAGAAATTGAAAAAACAAAAACGTTAAACGAAGAAGAAAAGAAAAGAATGATCAACCAAGAAAAGCATAATCAGTCGTTTACAGGTGGGCTCAGAGACGGCATGACTCGCGTAAGAACTGATGCTGCTTATGTCACTCATAAACTTGGAGAAGACCTGCCTATCAAGCTTCGGGATGGTCTTGCAGAAGCTATGGGAGCCGCAATCAATGGCGCGGATGATCTTGGCGATGTTCTGCGTGACGTAGCCATGGGATTTCTTCAAACAATTCAGCAAGCAATGCTTCAAAAAGCTGCTGGTCACATGATCGGAGCTATGGGTTTTTCGAAGGGTGGTCAGGTTCCAGGCAGAGTTCCTGCGATGGTTACAAACGGAGAATATATAATGAACAAAGACGCTGTAAATAAATACGGCGGAGGTTTTATGCATAGCTTAAACGCTCGAGGAAGACTTCCGTCTTATTCAACTGGCGGACCACACAAAGAATCTGCTATCGGAATGAATTTTGCAGGATCAGAAGGATTTCAAACAGGGCGTAGATATCAATCCGAAAAAATGTCAGGCTTCTTTTATAGTGGTCAAGCGGGCAACGTAGGACTTCAGGAAGACACATCAAGCGCCAGAGAAATAATTCAGGAAAGGATTCGTAGGGCTGCCGAGAAAAAAGCTAAAAAACAAGCTTTACTGAAGCAGATAGTCGGCACAGTTTTGAGTGTCGGCATTAGTCATGGAATTGGATCAATGATGAGCAGTGCGGCTTCTAGCTCTGCAGAAGGCATGATGAGCGCACAAGGAATTCCAGAAGGATCTGCAGATTTTATAGCAAAGAGTAATGGCATGTCTACGCAACAGGCGCAAAGCGTACTATTAAATGCAAAAATGAATGATCAGGGTATTGGAGCTTATATTCCCGCAGGATCTCCGCAAACTAGCGCATCACTTCTTGGGCCGCCAGCAGTTAGCGCGCCGCAATCAAGCAAATCAACAGGTCTTTTTGGCGGATTCGTAGAAAATATGTTTGGTCCAGGATCAAGCTCTTCTTCTTATTGGGGTTCTTCTCAGAAAGCCAAAGATTACCGAGCAAACATTCCGCAAGAAGATATAGATGCATACAAAAGAAAGCATGGAGTCGGCTTCTTTGCTTCTGGAGGTTTCGTTTCTGGAAAATCTGGTATCGATCAAATTCCCGCGATGTTGAGCGAAGGAGAATATGTAATCAAAGCGAGCAGTGCAAGAAGACTCGGACCTCAAACCTTAAACGCAATAAACACAGGAAGATTCAATGACGGAGGGGCTGTAACTCCTATCAGCGAAAAAACAGAATCTGGAATTTCTGGAGGAAATACAAACAACATAAGTATTTCTGTGAACATTGATAAATCCGGAGGATCTTCCGAAGAAAAATCTGATAGTAAAAGCAGCGATCCAAAAAAGGCTTCAGATGATCAAACTAAAGAAAAAGCTCTTTCAGAAAAATTAAAAGAACAAGTCGTTGCAACCATACTCGAAGAACAACGTCCAGGCGGGCTTCTGGCCAAAGACTAATGAGCTACTCTAATTACGAGCAAACCGTTATTCTTGAATCGGTTGCATTATCAGGGGTGCAAAGTGTGGAAGGTAGTTATGGAATAACTGAAAATCCAGTGCGTGTTGCTGGCGTAGGTTTTATTGACGCATTTCCAGACGCACCCCTAGAAGGTAATTTTAAAATATCTCGACAAATGGTAGGAAGAGATCCTCTGTTAAAGTTGAGTCCTGCGGGTACATATTTATATGATGAACAAGAAATCAGTGGAGCAATTTTATACGACAACGAAACCAAGGGTTTTGGATTCACAAAGGCAAGAGTAAACCGATACTCTATTAGCTGTACCGTTGGGCAACTTCCGACAATAGATGCTGATATAACTGTATACGGAGAATTTGGTAGCGGGGTAATGCCGCATCTTGGATCTCCTTTGCTTGAACATCCTCCAATGCAATTTCCTGATCAATCTACAGTCTCTATTTCGGTAGATGATTTTAGCACCGATGCAGTAACCGATTTTAGTTATAGTCGGGCAATAAATTTAAGACCTGTATATGCAATTCACCAAGGAGAGATTTCTGATTTTCAAGAAGATCTTCCCACCGATTTTGATATGAAAAATTTGTCGCCAGTTCAAGTTGATACTCAATATCCAATTGAAACAGACATGAACTTTACAATGATTGTAGACCAATATCAAATAAGGGAAATTAAAAACCGAATACAATCTGCTCCAAAAACAAATGTAAAAATAGAAATGCGCGATTCTAAAACCAATGAAATGATCAACGCTTTTACTGGTCAAAACGTAAGATTGATATCCGAGTCACTAAGCTCTTCTATAGACGGTGAGATGTCTGTATCGTTAACATACAAGGGGTACGATCCTCTTCACAACCCTGTATCATGAGCAAGCCGTTTTTAAGATTTGAAGATGGAAAGATATCTCTTGGAAACAAGGATTTGATGGTTACATCTGCGAGCCTTTCTATATCTCCTGGTTTAGAGCCAGAAAGAGTATACGGAGATTATTCTCCAAGCATAGTAGGATCAACTGCCGAGTTTATAGACTTTGCTCCCAAGGGAGGCTTGGCTGGAAAATTAGAAATTAAATTTATGATTATAGATGAAACATTTGATGTTGATAATAATTTGGCAAATGATATTAATGTTTTATTTGATATAAGAAATGGTATGAGCGAAGAGGCTATACATGGTAATATAGTTGGCAGATATTTTTTTGATAATATGTATTTAAATAGTTTTAGTTTTAGTTTGGCTCCATACAGAATAATACAAGCTAGCGCAAGTTATGACATATATGGTTCAATATATAAAGCTATAGATAGAAGGTTTCAAAAAACAAGCATTGATCCTGCCCATGGATTAAAATCTTTTGGAAAAATAGAAGCAAGTAATACTTCTATGCAGACCGCTAATGGAAGGCAGTTTGAAGTTTCTCAGCTTGATTATAGTATAAGAGTGGGAAGGAAGCTTCATTATCACATAAGAGACGGAGAGCATACCAGGGTTGCTACTGGTTCGAACGGAATTGTACCCCACCGTGTATCTGTAGAAAATATAGAGGCCACAATGTCTCTTGAAGGTAATGATATAGTGCAAAAATTAAACCCTTACGGAGAATTTCAGGCTGGATCAGGAAGGGCATCTGAAGCAGATAGGAATTCTTCAGTATTTGCTTTTTTGTATACAATGAGCGGAAAAAGAATAGCAAGTTTTGGTTGTGAGGGTAAAATTACAGAGCAATCTGTTGATATCTCAGAGGGAAATTATGCAAAAGGTAAGTTAACCGTAAAACAAATAATTAAATAATATGTTTGGTTCAATTATAGATAATTTGTTGAAGCAAGACGTTCTTCTTGGTAGGCAGTCTCATGTTAGAAATTACAGCGGAATTTTCAATCCTGAGCTTAGTTACAAAAAATTTGATTTTGTTTATAATACTGGAGACGGATTATATTATTACGCCAAAGAAGATATGGCTCTTGGCGCAGGGGTTTCTGTCTCTGCTGCGAACAGATACCACTTGTGTCCGACAAGGCAGGGGGGATTCTTTATAGTAGATTCCTTGAATAGGCCCGATGACATTGGCGCAACTTTTGAGAAAGGAAATATAATAGATCTCGATGGATCGAGTGATAGTGATGGAAGATATAGTATATTTCGCGTATCCAAAGATATAGTCCATACTTCTCCAATTATAGATTTTAAGGGACAACAACCAATAGAGATCACTGGAGCATATATCACTGTTGCCCCCGTATCTGATCAGTATTCATTCGATTCATTCGAGGCAAAATCTTCAAACACTATAACAATTACAACTCTAGACGCAGACCCTTCGGTTAATAATGATCTATGGGTCAGGGATCGGTTTTTCTTTGACCCTGACTACGGGTCAACAGTAAACTTTAAGTCGTCAAACAAAGAAGTTGAAATGGGAAATGGCTATAAAATAGTAACCCCTTCTAGCGTAAACTCTCTGCTGATGTCTGTCGATATGAAATTTAAAAACAGAAGTAACCGAGAATCAAATGCTATAATTCATTTTGTTGAAAATCATCTTGGACAATTGGAGAAAGACAAAACTTCTCCAAATCTTGCTTATACACAAGGAATTTCTGGTTTTCATTGGGATGGAGAGTCTTCCTTTCACCCTTATGATACTGTAGAAAATCAAAGCAAGACTTTTTATTGCACTGAATTTAGTCATAACTTAGCTTTTGAGAATAGCAATAACATTGATCTCACTTTAAGAAATTTAGACTCGTCTTTGCTGAGAAAAACTGTGCAAGGGGGTTGGATGGTCGGCGGCGGAGAGGAGTATGATTCTTCTACTACTTATGAAAAAAATGATTTCGCTCTTTATACTGGAAACATGCAATATTACTATTGGGAAGGAGATTCTCCTGGTAATACGGCTCCTGCTGGACAAAACTCAAGTTGGACAAGAGAAGGAGGTCAATACTATGATGTTAAGGGTATAGATTATGCACGATACGTAGATGATCATCCAGACTTGGCCGAACACTTTGCTGTCAACTCAACATTAAACGGGGTTTCTTATCCTGCGAAGCAGAACTGGGGCGAAGCTCATTATCTAGCCTATGGCCAATACGAAACTCGGCAAGTCCACAGCTCGAGTTGGACTAGAGACTTTTTCTGGAAGCCTTCGTTAGGATTAACTGTTTCTCAAAAACCTAGAATGAAAATAGCTGGACTAAAAAATGGTTACAGCCAAATATATAATGACGGAATAAATGAAAGCCTTTTGGAATTAAATTTAAATTTTAAAAACAGAAGTGACCATGAGGCTCGGGCGATACTTCATTTTTTAGAGCAAAAACTCGGATATCTTCCTTTTGGGTTTATTCCTCCTGCGCCGTACAATAGATTTCAAAATTTTATATGCGAGGCGTGGTCTCATACCTACAACTATAAAAATAATCATGATATTTCTGCAAAGTTTAGCCAGTTTCCGTTTAATTTAAAGGCCGAAAAATATGACGGGTTAATTACTCCCGCAGAAATGTCAGAAGGAGAATTGGTGTTTGAGTCTCCGTTAGTTTTCGCAACAGATAGTAATGTAGATCGAGTTAAGCCTGGTCAGAAGTTAAAGGCCAGACTTAAATTAAGAAATATAGGGGATTTACCTGTAACTATAAACTCTGCGACTTTATCTAACGCTGGTCTTGCTCAAATAATTGGGGCAGACTCTAGCAATAATGGCATTCCTGTGGTTCTTGATAGCTTGGAAAGAGAGGGTTATATTTTTACAGGAGATTCTTTTGTTCGAGGAGGCAATGTTGCAATGAAGCTGTCTAAGTCATATTCTAAAGGAACAAAAGATGGTGGGCAAATTTTTACAGTAGGCACTATAGATGGAAATGGAAATTTTCAACCCACTCTAGAAGATGGTATCGTCGTTAGTCTTTTTCAGAATAATCTTGGAGAAATAAAAGACAAAATTAACCATGGTGACCCTGGTAATTATGTGCCTGCAGCGGGGTATGTTGTTAAAGAATTTTTTAAACAAAATGCTGTTACTGAAATTCCTGGAGGAGAGAGTGGATATATAGATATAGTGTTCACCGCTCCTTCTGCTTCTGATTTAAATTCAGACTTGGGTGTAGATACCGAGGTTGATGAAGACATAGTTCTTCTTGGGGCGGGATCATATATTGAGATAAACCTAGAGATAGATAGTACTACAGCATATTCTCCTCAAGTTGGAAAGCTAAAATGTTTCGTTTCGTCATAAAATAGAATATCATGTCAAAATCAAGATCCAGCTTTAACAAACTTCTTCTCAGCTTATCTCCTGATGCTATGATAGAGTTATTCGAGATAGACTTTAGTAATATTCAGGCCGATTTTAGTATGCTTGCTGATATTGTTGGCGCAAATATAGGGGCCGATTCTGTTTACAGATTTTGTGCTATGAAAAATTCTTCAAACCCTATATATTGGCAGGGAAACGGATATCAGCCTATGCCTATAGAGGCAGAAGGATTTGAGCAACAAGGAGACGGAAGACTTCCAAGGCCAAGATTAACTCTTGCGAACCCTGACGGGCTATTTTCGAAAATAGTTCACTCTAATCACGACTTTTCTAACGCTAAAATAACAAGAAAAAGAACTTTTATGAGATTTCTTGATGACGACAACTTTATTGATCCTGGAACCTCCAACGAGGCGGGAAAAAACCCTTTTGGGGAGGCCGATCCAGATTCTCATTATCCTGATGACGTTTATTTTATAAACAAAAAAATTACAGAAAATAGCCAGGTAATTCAATTTGAGTTGGTCTCCGCTTTAGAGCTGCAGGGGGCAGAAATTCCTGCTAGAATAGTTATGCCAAATTATTGTAATTGGGTATATAGGTGTTCTATTGGGTGTGGTTATAAGGGTCTGCCTATCGAAAATTCTTCCGGCAAATCTTTAATATCAAACTTTCACGAAACTAATGATCCATCTGCATTTTCGAGAGATCCAGGCAGCGTTAATCCAGACAGCTATCCCAGGGGAATTGAGGACATCCCCGAGTGGACCAGACTTGGGGTAGACGGAAGCGAGTCAGATTTAAAGGGATATGATTTGGGCGATGTAGTTAAGATAACTCCTAATAATGCAACGAATCCTTATCAGTCAACTCCCTCTGTTTATGCCTGCATTAAAAAACATGTTTTTGCGAAAGATCATCATCCTTTTTTTGACAGGGGATTTTGGTCAAAAGACGAATGCAATAAAACTCTTGATGCTTGCAAGAAAAGATTCTCAAACCCTGAAGTTAGCGATACAAGAAGAGATTTTGCTGCGTACGTAGATAATAACTCTGATCTTTTGAACGCGTTTAATGCCGGAAATCCAACGGGCCCTCCGTCTGACGCAAGAACGTATTCTAATAAAGCTGACTGGGGAGAGGTCCACTGGGAAACTTATGGAAAAATGGAATATACATCTGGTCAAAGGTCTGTCTCTCCACCCATGATAGACGTTGATATATCAAGTTTTAATCTTCATAAAATTTCTAGTAAACAGGGTCTTAGATTCGGAGGTTTTCCTGGAACAGATAAATATCAGCCCGAATAGTAGCTTTTGCCCTATTTCTGAAAACGAACTTGCAAGAGCAAGAGAATATTCTATTTCAAGGCCTGAGCAGGAAACTTGCGGGGTATTTTGTTCAAAAGAAAATGAATTGTTTTTTATTGCTTGTGAAAATAAAAGCCTTCATTCTCCTTATCATTTTAATATGGATGTAAAGTTTTTAATAGATAATGATGTTCGGTATATTTATCACTCTCATGTAGGAAGTCATGCGCCTTATCCTTCTAAACTAGATAGGCTTGTTTGTGAAGAACTGTACATTCCTTTTATTATTTATAGTTTGGATAGAGATAGTTTTTTTGTATATGATAATATAAGTGTATAAGTAAGCAGGAATAAGGTATAGTGAAAACAGTATATTTATATGGTAAGCTTGGCAAGCGTTTTGGTAAGAAGTGGAATCTGTCTGTAGGCTCCACATCTGAAGCCTTCGCTGCAATAGAAGCTAATTCTGAGGGGTTTCTTAGTTACTTAATAAATAGTCAGAAAAAGGGGGTGGATTACTGCGTTTTAAATAAAAACCCACTTTCATTAAAAACCAAAAGGGACTTTGAGTCAGCGCAGATTTTGCCTGAGCAAGTAACTGTTCATCAGTCGAGCAAAGAAATTCACATACTCGCTGCGCCTCAAGGTGGTGTAGTTTTTGTACCCGCGATGTTTGTTGGGGGCGTAGTCAGTGGAGGGTTAACTTTATTCGGAAAAATAGTTGTAGCTCTTGCAGTAAGTTTTGTAGTTGGGGCTATAATGAACGCATTATTTAAGCCCCCAAAAAGAGGAGAGCCAACTACCACTAAATCTTTCTTGATGCGAGGATCCGCAAACAGAACATCTCAAGGGGTTGCTGTGCCTTTAGGATATGGAACTTTAAAAATTGGATCCACTAATATCTCTAAGGATAGAATTGTGCGCAGATTAAAGCAGAAAAATAATAATAACTCTAATAAAATTTTAGAGTCCTATTCTTCTATAGAATACTTAGAGCTGTTGTGCGAAGGGCCTATAGAGGGTTTGGTTTCCCAGAACGGAGAAAGTCTTTTCTCAGACGGAGATTTAAGAGAAGCAATATATTTAAATAACGTACCCATAAAAAACCCTCCTTCATCGGTAAACAGTTCTGGAGAAAGAGATGGGTCTTTAAATTATGTACTAAATGAAGAAGGAGACCTTCCCGAAGCTCAATTAGGAGAAGAGGATTCTGGTAAAATATTGTGTTCTCAAACTGGAATGGGTATAGACTATGGGAGTCTTATTTTTGGGGCAGGGCCATATGTCGATAACCCCGACAAGGCATCTCATAGAACAAGTTTTAGTTCTGCAGTTAGGAATAATGCGAAAATTATAACTCACTGCGTTATAAACCCAGATGTAACTAGAACCAGATTATCTTTAGCTTCAAAACTTACTTATCAAGATGACAAGGGGAATACTCATCACCAAGAAGTGAGGTTCGCTATTCATGTTCTTAGGGACAACAAAGAATATAATGTGCTAGATAGTAAGTCTGGCTGTACGGTAACAAAAAATGAAACGAGTATGAATCAAGCTATTCCTCCTGAGTCAAGCGATGGATTCGGCCTAATGAGAATAGGTAGTGGCGCTTTTGTGGTAAGAGGTTTATGCAGCGACGATTATTCTTTTGATGTCGTTATTGATTTCAAAAAACCCAAAGCTAGCTCAAAGGGAGTGACGTTTAAAATAGTCAAGCTCACAAACGAACTAGATCCCAGTACAAAAGGGGGCAATCTTGGAGGTCTTTCTACAAGAAGAGAGCTTCGAATAGGCGCCGCTACGGATTATGTTGTAGAGGATCTTCTTTACCCTCATAGTGCCGTAGCAAAAATAAGATTTGATAGTAAAAATTTTAGCGATGTGCCAAGCAGGTCATATTTATGTAAAATGAAACGGGTTTTGGTTCCTAGTAATTATAATCCTCATACAAGAAAATGTGATGGGCCTTGGAATGGGCTTTTTAGAGGCCAAATTGACTCAACTATGTCTGTTCATTCCATACCCGACTCGGAGAAAGTGTGGACAGATAATCCTGCTTGGGTTTATTATGATCTTTTGAGTAATGCGAGATTTGGGTTATCTAAATTTGGGATGAGCGAAGAAAATATCGATAAATGGCAGCTATATAAAATATCTAAATACTGTGATGAACTTGTAGAAACTGGATATCCTATAGAAACTCAAGACGGAGTTCCTAGGTCTTTTACTACAGACAATAAGGTTGATGGGGATGGAAATATATCTCTGGTTCTAACAAATAGTCAATACGTTCCTTTAGATAGGGGAAATCCTACTTCGGTAAATTGGACTCTTAGCTCTGACGGTATCGGGTCAAGCCTATTTGAGGAAGAGTTTGGTAAAAATATATCCTTTAGGGGGAAAAAAATGGCAATTTTTATAGATGCAAACTCCTCGGGAAATTTAGATGTTAAAATTGAGAGAGCAACTTTTAGAAAAGAAGAGGTTATTCTTGAGGAAAGAGCTATAGTGCATTCTGACCCTTCTACAAAAACAATCGTAATAAGTGGAGGCCCTTTAGAGGCGGAGTTTAACAGTCAAGTTGTTGGGTCCTGCGCTGCTCAAATAAACCATAGCGTAGTTGAACCTAGGTTTACGGCCAATGCATATGTTACCGATAAAATGAACGCCTTAAACCTTGTCAATAACTTTGCGTCTGTTTTCAGGGGCATAACTACTTATTATAATGGAAAAATTACTGCAACACAAGACTCTTTTAAGAATCCATTAGCTCTATTTACAAATTCAAACGTCAGTGTTGATGGTTTTTCTTATTCGGGGATAAGTAAAGATCAAAAAATCACCACTTCTCTTGTTAGGTATAATAATAAAGATAATGGTTTTAAGGCTGATTTAGTTGCAGAAGAAGATCCTGAGGCCGCTCAAAAGTTTGGATATAAGGAAGAAGAAACTATGGGGTTTGGTATAAGTTCCGAGGCACAAGCAAGAAGGCTGGCAAAATGGATGCTGTTTACCACTCAAGTAGAAGTCGAAACTGTAAATTTTAAAACTGGAATAGAGGGGGGTTATTTGTTTCCTGGGGCTGTATTTGAAGTTTCTGATGAATCAAGAACTGGATCGATGAAGAGCGGAAGAATTTTGGATATAGGCTCAAAATTAACATACAATAATGTTGAGCGTATTAGGCCGTGGCTTTTATTAGATAAAAATTTAATTAAAGAGCCATTTAAAAATACCCCAGAAATAACTGTTTGCGTTGGAATGTCTGACTCTGACGTTGATAAGGTCGAGGCTCGAGCTCCTTTTGAAAGAAGTTCTGAGGATCAAGATGCAGAAATTAGTTCTGTTTTTGCTCCTCAGATTTTAAGGTTTAGGTGTGTGTTAGAAGTTGACTCAAGGGTATTTGTTCAAGGTCCTCAGGGTCAAGCTATTGTTGCTACTGGCCTAGAGCTTAAAGTTCCTTTTGAGCTAGACATAAAAGAAAACAGGTTCGAGATATTCAATCACGATTTTGAAGACGGCGATATAATAGAGTTCGAAACAGAGGGGCTTCTTCCTGCGGGACTTGAGAGAAAAGTTAAGTATACAATTTCAGATACCACCAAGCATACTTTTAAAATAAAAAACGTCTCAACTCAACAAAATCCAACTGTGGCTGAAGTAGAAATCGGAAACCCTGGAGAAGATAGGCTTGGTAACGAAGGTGGGCATCATTTTATTATTGCAGATCAACAAAAGACTCTTGACGCCGTTGATAAAATAAGTATCGGCTCTACTTGGGCTATGAGGGGAAGGGTTGCTGGTAGAGGGTCTGTTCCTTTCGCTCCGAGTGAAACAATTAAGCAGTCTTTAGGTATTGAGGGGGAATTGGGGCTTGGAAACTGGGTTAATTCTTCTTTTCTCGGTCCAATTATGATGCACGAAAGCGATTATTGTTATTCTCCGAGTATGGGGTGGATATATATTAACAAAACGCAGACTGATCAAACTTGGATATGGATTAAAAATATAGGCGAATGGGTATTTGTTCCTAAAAAAAGCGATCTACCTGGAAACCCTAGTATACGGAGATGGTGGTATATAAATAATTTGTCTCAATGGTTGTATATTTTTTACGAGGATGGTTCTCCCACTACGGGCTTTTTATATAGCGATAATCCCGTAAATTCTGGAGAAAATTTAGTAATAGGAGAATATTCAACTATCGCAACAAGCAAGGGGGTGTCTCCTTCTGGAAATAAATTTGTCTTTGCGCCCGGAATGGTTGAGTCTCAAGAGCCTGTTCCTGATTCTCCGGCTCAACCAAATTTTGTGCAAGAGATGAGTGAGCAAGAAAATTTTGTTCAAGTTGACGTTATTTTAATTGAGTCTGTTAGTGCTGACAGATCTGCACAAAAGAAAAAATGTATAAGAATAACGCTGAACGACACTAGAGAAAAGAATCTTAGAGTTAGCGACGGTCAGTTGGTAGCTCTAACTCAAACCAGCAGTCAAGGTTTTATTGGTATTGACCGCCCAGATCTTTCTGGCAATAATTATTGGAAGCTTTTAAAAATTAATGATTTTGAATTTGAACTTTTAAATTCGTCTTCTGCTGCAGATCTTGTTGGTAACAATACTTATACTTCGGGTAAAATTTCTTTTCTCAGTAATGATATTGAGAGTTTCTCCGGAAACATGGATTCGAAATTATATAAAACCATGTCAACTAAAGAAAATGGAGATGGTACATTTGAGGTTACTGGTTTAGAATATGTTTCTGCAAAATTTGGGGCTATAGATAAGATGGATAAGGTATTAAGACCAAGAGTTCCAATTCCTCCTCAGGCAAGCATGGATATTCCAGAAGCTCCTACCGATTTAATTTTAACCGATTTAACTGTATAATATATTATGCTCAATACGGCAATAGGTGTTCAATTCAAGGTAAATGATTTACAATCAAAATATGAAGTGGTTGGTTCTTCTGATAACTACTCATTTAATTATGAACTAGGTAAGGGTTCTGATCTGGTGGATTTTGAAGGAGATACAGCTCAAAAATCTGTTGGGTTAAGGGGTAATTATGGAGACTTTACAGTAAGGGTATTTGCTATTAGTGATATAGGGGTACGCTCGGCCTTTATTCAATCTGGAATATCGGTATCTCCACCCGAGTTTGATGGAACATTTTCATTTGCAGATATTGAGATATCAAGCCTTCCAGGAGACGCATTGGTCGGCAGGGAGATAGAATTTACTCCAACTGATCAAGAAAATTTGCTGGCTGTAGATTCTGAATATACAGAAAGGAGCGTAGATATTCAATGGAAGCTATTTCCTCCTATCGGTCACGCAAAAGAAGGTTCTGCCTTAGGTAACGAATTGTTGTCTGATTCGTTGTTATCTCACTTTTCTCTTCAAATAAGAAATACAGAAAACGGAGATATTATCTCTCAATCACAATTAAATAACCCTTCGCATCAGGGGCTTCGGTCGTTATTAAATACCTCGGATGTGGGTGGGGTCATGCAGCAGTATACTGGATTTTCATTTCAAATGTCTGAACTTGTTTTCGATGAATTAAATCTAAATAGAACTTTGTCTTTAGAGGTAGTTTCTCACGATGCTTTCGGCAAAACCGCAACAGGTGTTATTACAGGCCATAATTACGTCCCCCGAATTGAAGATCTTTCTTACTCTTTGCATGGATCAAAGGTTGGGTTCGCTTGGTCTTATTCAGATACGGATTTTGAAAACGTGAATTTTCGGTCGATATCTATTCCTTCTGATCAAGAAATTTATAACCCCAGAGATTTCGATGCAAGCTTGGATTACTATAATGATCTGAATTCTGCAATAAGATGGTCAAAAAAAGTTCCCTCTTGGCAGGAAGGTCAATATTGTCGATATGAGGGGAATATATACGAATGTAAGGTTGCATATAACCGCATGGATCAATTGTCTGCTAAGCCTTCTACTTCTCCCTCTTTGTGGTCTTTAGTTTTATCTAATTTTGATTTTGATTATAATGAGGAAACTACTATTTCAAATAATCTTTCTTTTGATCATTTCTGGGGTAGAAAGTACTACTACTGTACTACTCCCGTAGATGGGTATGGTGAGGGCCCAAAATATAATGTTGTTGAAGATGGGGTGGAACTAGAAACAGAAGCTCTTTCTGATCTTCATGGGTTTGTGTCTGAGGTTAAGATTGATAATTTAAATTTTATAGAAAGAGAAGATGATTTAATTTTTAGGTGGAACATAACCGACCAAGATAATAATCTGGTAGATTTAAATCAATACAAGTTCTTGGTCTCTGCAAATGACTCTCCCGAAGTACTTGGTATTAGCGGTTCTTTATTTGACTCGGATACCAACCTTTTTCTCACTGGCATAACAGAGGGTTTAAATTCAAGAAGTTCTATAACTGACGAAAATGGAGACGTCGTGATTGTTGATGATTTACCTGGAACTAAGGTGTTCGAGAGTTTTGAATACACTAGGGAAATAAACAATCAGTTGTATTCGACTGGAGGATTTCCTTCTTCTGCACAAAATTTTTCAAGAGGGAATTCTTATGGTGTTGGCGACCAAGTTATTTTTGAAAATACTTTATTCTCTTCAAAAGACACTGTTCCTAAAACTGTATTACCCGGGTATGAGCAGTGGAGCCATTCTGGAACTTATGTTTATGGATCTGCTACAGATTTATCGCTTAACTCTTTGGTGGATTATAATGATGAAATTTATGTTACAAACGGGTCTTCTCCTGGTCAGTTGATAGGTGCCGAGGCCGACAACGTTGTCGGTGTTTTTGATTTTGACAAGACATATTCTGTGGGAGACATGGTGATTGCTCCAGTTAATCCTGATATAGGGAAATATGATTCTTCTAATAATTATATAAAGGGGGATTACGTGATATACTCTAATTCTGCTGGGTCTTATATATATCATTGTATTGAAGATAATGGGCCTTTGAGTAGTGTTGTTTCTCCTGGCTCGAGCTTATCTCACTGGTTTGCTGTAGAAATATTTGAAGAAATTGATTGTCAAATATATAAGGCTCTACAAGCATCCACGAATAAATCTCCTAGCATAAACTCTAGCGAGTGGCAGATTCAAACCCCAGAAACATCAAGTGAATACACAAAGCTTTATGAAAAATATTCGTTGGCTGTAGATAATTGGTCGGTGAGTCAGTTTTATGTTGCAGGAGATTTAGTTTTGTATGGCAATGACATATTTAGGGCTAAGTTAGATAATGGCAGATATAGTCCCGAAGTTCCAAGTAGCTCGAGCGCTTACTGGGACGAAAAAGGCGAAGGGGGTTATGATATATTTACCGCTCATCAGGCGGGAGACCTAAGGTATTATAATGGAGCAGTATATAAGTGTCTTCAAAATAATCCAGACGCGTCACCGATAGATAATTTTTTGGGAGCAGGAGACCTAATTCAATCGAACTATTCAGACTCTCATTGGCTTCCATTTTGGGAAGAAAATACAGGTTATGATGATATACCTTTTGGTCATGTAGGCATCCCCGAGAGCGGCAAAAGAAGTGTGGGGATAGAGCTAGGTATTCTTGCCCCTGACGGGTCTATTTTAAGTTCTCGCTCTTTGGTTGGTTTTAATTTAGAACCAAGCATATTGGCAAATGGATTTAAGGTAGATAGTTTAAAAAAAGTTACTTCTACAGAATTTAATTTTAGATACGCAAACGAGGCTAGAGAAAAAGTTACAAAACTTCAGATGTATAGGTCTAGCGATCCAGATTTTAGTATTCTTGATGCTGACGGTTTGCCTGGCGCGGGCTCTGATAATTTTATTTCTGAAATACTGGGAGGAGCAGATCAAACGTTTGGAGATAGCATCAATTCTATTAAGGATTTTCCTCCGATTCCTTACACTTATGAAAATAAAGAACCTGACTCAAGGGGAGACGGCGTTACTGGTTATTACTATAAACTTTTGCCTTTTGACGACTTTGGAAGCGGAGATATTTTTACAATAAGAGACAATGCTGGAGACCCTGAAAGGGTTTTGATTTATCCGTTTCATTATAGTAATAGTAATCCAGATGGATTTATGGGTCCGGTTTTTGGAAAAACTGTAGACGCTATACCTGGGCCTGTTGAGGGCTTTCAGGGCGATACTGCATTTGTAAACTATTTTCTTGATTGGGAGATGCCAAGAAGTGAATTTCTTGAAGGATCTGGAACGCTATTAAGTTTGCCGAATGACATAAGCCATTATGAAATTTGGGAATCACAGGATAACTTTCTTTATTTTGGTGCCGAAAATAAATTTCTAAAAGAAGAGGAAAATACTAGCGGATATAGAAAAATAACTGGAGATTTAAATAGCATATCTCATGCAATTCCGATAGAAGAGCTTGATCCTGCAAGCGGAATAACAAACGCTCTACATGTTCTTGATTCTTCTGCTCTTGGGCCAAAGACGAGTATTACTCATAGGGGAGAAGTTAATGACAAAAGGTATTTTTGGGTAAGAGCTGTTGACCACGGTGGAAACAAGGGGCCATTTACTGGTAAGGCTGATATGTCTAATGCTAATAATATTGTGGAGGGACTGGAACTTGTACTTGGTCAGCAAAATCCCACTGACATAAGCGACTTTGAGCAAAGCATTACTCAAACTTTTCCGACAACTCTCGCTCTCGTTCCAAATAATCCGTTCGAAAATCATAACCCTAATTCGAATTCAATATCTTGGGATAGACATTATCTTTATATGGAAGGAACTGGCTGGGTAATTGGAGAAAACAATACCTCTGATCAATACGTATATTTCAAGCCAAGCGAAAATGGGCAAGAAATTACTGCAGAACAAAAATTAATTCTGGGGCTCGCAGAAGAAGGAGAAAAGGTTCCTCTGTTCGGCGGGGAAATTACTGCAAATCCAAGCTTTAATTCTTTTGATGTAGGTAATTATGTTGAAATATCTCAGGATGATATTGATCAAATTTTACCTTCTGACGACCCTTCTCATGATCCTCTGTTACACAGGGGGGTTTATATAAAGCTAGATGGAAATATAACTTCAAATTTGGGCGGTTTAGAAAGAGAAATAAAAAGTTATAACCCAACGACCAAGGTCATACAAACTTATACTCCTTTTGTTGGTGCTCCTGCTGTTGGAGATGAATTCGAGATAGTCCGACACACTCCTCTTTCTCTGGATTTAGACAATCCTTTAAGAAATATTATATATACTGGAAACTATAATACCTCTTCTTATCACCCAGCAGGAGTTGGTTCTACCAATGATCCTACCGACAACCCAGGTAGCGACATGGACTCAAAAAAGCCAAATTTACTAGAAGATGGAGATAAAATTGTGGTAAGAAATTCCTTGGGAATTGCAGCTCCAATGTGGCACGCTTTTGCAAACGCTACTATAGGTACCGCAATGATTGAGGATGCGGCGATAGATAATGCTAAAATTCATAATTTAACTGCCGATAAAATTAGATCTGCGGTAATCCAGGGACAAGATCTTCAGGTAGGAGGAGATGGAAATAGCGGTCAAATAAGAAGTGTTGGTTTTGGGGTTCAACATCCTGGAGAAAAGGGTTTTGATGCTCATGCTCATGGCAGTGGTCCAGGGTTTGTAATTAGCGGAAACGGAAGTTTTTATTTCAAGGGAAAAGATAAGCCTAATGATCCTGGGGGTAGGCTTTTCTTTGAGGACGGGCAGTTAACTCTTGAGGGAAAGTTAAGACAAACTGACGGTAAGGAATATACATTTGTAGATTTAGATGCTTCGCCCGATTCTTTCTTTTATACTGAATTGTCTGATGGAACATATACTCCTGACGACACTAATGATGTATGTGATATAAGGGCAACTTTTCAAAATAGTTTTATTCAGGCAGATGAAGTTAGGTTTAGGGTTAGTAATCCTAATAATGGATATGAATTTATTAAATATAGCGATTTTGATAATGATCTTAATTCTGCGACATATGGTAAATACGATATAAGCGGATTTACATATGATCCATCTTCAATAAATTTTGTAGATGGCGAACCCAAGGTTGCTACTGCGCAATTCAAAGTAGATGGCGGATTTGACAGTATGATTAATACTGTTGATCCGCAGCTTACAACAGTTATTGTTTCTGCATCAGGAGTAAATACTTCAACTGAAAGATCAATTCCAATTAATTTTGTAGCAGATGGAGCGCCTGCTGTATATGTAGAGCTGACCACAAGCCAACAAGTTTTTGAATACGATGCAGATAAAGTATTAATTTCATCAACAACTAATCCAACATTAACTGCCACAGCCTTTAATACAGATGGCGTAGATATAAAGTATCACTTTAAGAATTCAGGTGGACAGACTCTTCAAAATACAGACAATAATGAATTCCTGGTGCCGAGCCTAAGCTCAATTGCTGAAAATTTTAGTGATATGCCAATTACTTTTTCTGTAGACATATATGCAGAAGATGATCCCAGCGATATATTGGCGTCTGACCGTATTACATTTTTTGGAACGCACCCAGGTAAAGATTCGTATACCGTTTTTCTAACAAATGAAAATCATACATATCCTGCAAATGAAGTTGGAGATGTTAGTAGTGTCGATCTTGCTGGTGGTAAAACTCAAGTTAGATTTTTTAGGGGAACCGAAGAATATAGCTATGATTCGGCTGGTGATAAAACTTTTAGTCTTGATGGTAGTATAATTTCTAGCCCATCAAGTTCTGTGACTGCAAAAACTTCAACAGAAACAGTAGGTAATCTTACAAAGCTTTTTGTTGAAATTGATACTTATCCTGACGGGGAGAATGAAGGAACTTTTAAAATAAAAGTAAAAGACAATCAATACAGCTCTTCAAATGTTGTTACTTTTGAAAAAATATATACTTATTCAAAGGCGATAGAAGGTGTTCATGCTAGAAAAGTAGATTTAACCGCGGATCAACAATCGGTAACTTATGATTCCGCGGGATCAAGTATTCTGTCTCCTTCTGCTGATAATGGAAGGATAAAATTAACTGCTATAGATAAAAATACTAGTAGTGAGGTAAAGTTTAAATTTACTAAAGAGAGTTCACCATTTGGTGGTGAATTAAAATTAGATGCCACAACAATATATGATGGTTCTGTATTTAGTGATAACGATGAAGTATACTATTATCCGCCAAGTTCAAGGGCAGCCTCTTTTAATTCGGATACAATTAAAGTTGAGATAAGTGAGGATGAAAATAGTGTGCTCGCTTCAGATGTGTTGACTATATATGCTATTCAAGACGGTTCTGACGTTATTACAGCAATATTAAGTAACGAAGCTCATTCTTTAACTAAAAATTCTCAAGGAACAATCACTGCCACAGGAAGCGGAACACACATTAGGGTTTTTCAAGGAGCAGAAGAATTAACATTTGTAACAGCCCTTTCGAATGAAAGTACTTTTACAGTAACTGCTCCAGCGATAAGTGGCATTACTGGCGGAAGCAGAAGCAAGCCCGCTAACGAAAAATATTGCAATGTCGATGACTATAATTTTAGTGCTTTTACTGGTCAATCTGCTGTTGTCACATATACAATAACATATAAAAATAGCGTTGGCGAAAATGGAACCATAACGAAACAGCAAACGTTTTCTCTATCAGAGCAAGGTAATAAGGGGGTTGGAGTTGTTTTTAGGGGTATCTGGAAGCCTAATGAAGACTACATAGGTTCAACTGAATTATCTGCTCGTGGAGATGTTGTTTATTATGTGCTTGGTGGTTCTAGTTATTGGATGGCCCAAGCTGATCACACAAGTAGCTCAAGTTTTGAAAACGATAAAAATGCTGGTAATTGGATGTCTTTCGGCGCTGAGTTCGAAAGCGTAGCAACTGATTTATTGTTGGCGCAAGATGCGACTGTCACTAGAACATTAACTATGGGAGGTGCTGACCCGGGCGTTTTTTCGGGATCAGGAGGAGAAATAAAATCTTCTAATTTTATAGGTGGTTTAAGCCCTACCAATGGAGGTAAAATTTCTGGCAGCAACCCAGCTACTATTGGTGGTACAGTTTATAGCAACCCAAGCTATGAAAATGCAGGTTTTAGGTTCAAGAGAGGAAAAAATGGAAATGATTTTTTTGTTGTCGCTGATATAGGCGGAGAGCAAGAACTTGAATACTTCGAATTTGTTAGTAATGGTTCAGTTACCAACACTTACCAGCAGGGAAGTATAGTTAGGTTTGATGGTGCTAATTATCGCAAAAAAAGCACTGGAACTCTTGTGGGACCTGTTGTTGCGCCCAGTGCCGACACAACAAATTGGGAGCCATATATTGGCACCAAAAAAATAAATTCGTATATCAGAATGAGCAACTCTACAGGTTTAATTGAAATCGCGGGGCCGATCTATGACGGAAGCATTTCTTCTGATGAGATTATGCTCTTAGACTCAAACGGAAATTTTCAAACAGATGATTTTGGCAACATTCTTACTCCTAGTGAGGCTTTTCTGGCGAGCATAAAAGGAAACTTTACATCGTTTATAGGCGGAGGATTTAATAATAAGTTTGATACAGAGGTTTCTGTTGGCTCACCTTTGGCAGAGACTTCTTTCCCTAATATATCTTGCGCAATTGTTGCTGGAGCGGGCAATGAAATTAAGTCAAAGTTTTCTTTTATTGGGGCAGGTTTTAATAATTTATGCAGAGATAATTTCTCTTCAATTCTTGGGGGTCATTCCAATAGTATGCCAAACGATCTTGACCCGTATGGCGGCTCAAATTTAATTGGAGGAGGAACTTACAATGAAATCGATGGCGGATCAAATCAGCTCATAGGAGGCGGAGAACATAATGAAATTGATTATCAAAACTCTATTGCTGCAACCCATGCCGATGCGGTTCCAAGCCTCGTTATGCCTACCACGGCCGGTAGAGAACAAAACATTAGGGCAATTATCGATCCCGATAGAATGATTTATTCAAAATATGTTTTAGGAAATGGCACAGATGATTTAGCTGGGTCGTCAAATTGGAAATCTAATAGCTGGATCGGTAATCTTTATTTCGCTAATACTTCTAATTTTAATCTTTATTTGCACGGAGGAATAAATCCAGAAGGTTTTGCTGAGTGGGCATTTGTTCTCCAATTCCTTGGCTCTGCTAAAAGTTCATTTGTTTACATATCTCCTCTTTGGACAGGATCTAATTCTTGGGAAACTAACAGGGCTCTCGGAATTGCTGCTTCCGCTTGGTTTTATATTGATGGAGGGCCTTTTGCGGGATGGATTTGGTCGCAGCAGAACCTAGCTGGAAGCGGTGGTGACGCTGGACACTACATTTATTCTCTTACAAAAAATAGTTGGGTGTATATATATAGTGGTAGCGCCGAAGCTTATTGTTACAATGAATCTCAAACTTACTCTACTTGGTAATGGCTAATCCTGCGACAAATATTCCTGTTTTCTCTAGCCCTGGAGCTCCTTCGTCGACCCCAGCAGGTAATACTGTTACTCCCACTATTTTCGTTCCTCCTGGAGAAAAAGGTCCGATTATAGGGGTAGGGCCCGAGACTTTATCTCTACCTATGCATAATGTGCTTGGGTCCGGTACAACTGGAACTTATGAGGTGGGCGGATATGGATCAAACAATGTTATACTTGCTGGATATAATAATAAAATTAAACGGTCAAGGCGATGCTCTATTCTTCAAGGAACAGGAAACACGATAGATGGTCTTTATAACACTCACATTATAGGAGATTTTGTTAGCCCAACTCTTCACAATGCTTTTTTTGTTGGTTGTCCCAACGGCCTTCATGTAAAAGGAGACGTTGTTGCTTTTTTTAGTTCTGACAAAAGACTTAAAGATAATATTTCGATAATTATTGATCCTCTTGAAAAAATCTTGAAACTAGATGCAGTGGAGTTTGACTGGAACAACAAACAAGAAGTTTATCAAGGTCACGATATAGGGCTTATCGCTCAGCAAGTTGAAGAAGTAGCCCCAGAGTTAGTTACCACAAGAGACAATGGATATAAAGCCGTTAAGTATGAAAAGCTTACTGCGTTACTTGTCGGGGCAATTAAAGAACAACAAAAACAAATAGAGTTTTTAGAAAAAAGAGTTGCAAGCCTAGAACGTAGATCTAGGAATTAATAACCTTCATTAGGATTCTTGCTTGGTCTGGCGGAATATCCGAATAACTATTCCAGTCACCAACATTTTCGTTTTTGTATTTTCCTGACTTCCACCAATCTCTAAGAATTACTTTAAATTCATCAAAGTTTGTGCAGCTCAATTTATCTTTAACCAAAGACTCTATCATTGTATATGGACTTAGAGATGGAGAAGCTTTTTGCTGCGGAGCTTGATTTGATTTATCAATTTCATCGTCTCCGACAATATGTACATTTAAAAAGTTTCTGACGCATCGAACAAAGGCTCTATTGCATGCAATGGTTTCTAGGAACTTGGTTGCAAAGCTGCTTGTGTTATTTAATGTTGCGTTCGCCATGTCTTGGAATACAACGGGCTGATTTCCTGTTTCATAATTTGATAAGAATTTGATTTTGCAAATTGCCGCTACATGATCTTCTTGACATTTAACAACCTCGTATTCTACGTCTGTAAAGCCTCTTAATTTTGCAAGCTCTTTGATTCCGCTAAGCTTGATGAGAAGTTGATGATCTTTGAGTCCGTCGATTGATCTGGGTACATCTTTTTTTCTTAGATCAAACCATGATTTGTTTGGGAAAAGATGTTCGTCTCCGATCATGGATCTCCAGTTTACCGAGCCATCTTCGTTAAAATGATATTCTGTATTGTCCAGCAATCCGTATTCATTTCTGCAAAACTTTAGTGGACCATCTGCGTATTTTTTTGTTGCTGTTTTTTTGGTTGCTGGCATAATTTTTTTTGGTTGTGTTTCTGTTGAAAATGTTACTGTGTTGTCTGTTGCTCCTAGGCTAAGTGTTTCTTGCATCGTTGTAAATTTTAATTGTTTTTAATTCTTGCCAAAATTCTTCGCAGTCAATAATCTCTTTGTGGTCTCCTTCTTTTTCGTGAATCCATGCTGCTTTGCTATTGTATACTTTTCCATTTGATATAATTTTTCTAGAACTTTGATAAAAACTATTATCGCATAATAAATCAATATTGTCAAGATCTTTTTTTGATGTTTGTTCATACTTTAATACATTCCAGTCAAAAAACTTTAATCTAATATCGTTAATCTTTTCCTGATCATTGCATAACAGCTGAACGGGAAAGCCTAGCTTGCTTAAGGTTTTTATATAATCTACATTAGTTTCTTCTGATAGAAAATAGTTTATTTGGTTTATATTCTCTCTCACAATCCCTAAGTAGTTTATGTTCATCTGTTTATCTAAAAATATATTTGCTTTTCTTCCTCTTACCCATTTTACTATATTTAATTCGTCAAAGCATTCTTCTCCGTGAATATTAATGGGGTGGTTTTTAATGTAAGTCTCAGGCATAACGTGGTTAGGAATTACCGCAATAGAAGGAATATGATATTCTTGCCCAATGTGAATAGTTTTCACTTTTTTAAGCTCATGGTTTATTTCGAGCAAATCAAGAATTCCGCAAGCAATTTCTTCTGGATCAATTTCGTTAACTGTTTTTGGGCTTTCTTTTGGGGAAAATGACGGCTTTCTGTCTATCCTCGAAGGTTCAAGTAATACGTGGTCTTCTTTATCTCCCCAATAAGGCCCGCAGCATTCTTTAAATAAAACACTATAAAGGCACACTATCTTTTTATTAAACCCAGAGGCTACATGAGAGCTAAACGAATCGTTTCCGCAATGCAATATAGAATTTTTTATTAAATAAAAGCTTTGTTTTAAGTTTGTCGTTCCGTTATAGTGAATGCACCCCTCTAGCTTTTTATCTTTTCTGTCTCCTATTTGAATAATTTTTATATTTTTTTGCTCTAGGTAGGGACTAATTAAGGTTATTACATCGGTAAAATAGTCATAGTTTTTAGCTTCCATGCCGCTGCTTGCGTGAAGCGTTATATATTTTTCGCAATCAATAGGAAAATAGCTTGTCTCTACGACAGGCTTATCTATCTTTACTCCACAAGAAAGTGCGTACTGTTCTATCAGGTGCATAGGTCAAATTGAATTTTGTCTTTTCCGTTGTGCATGTAGTTTAATACTCTCTGTGTTCCTATGAATGGAAGGAAGGCTATTTCAAAATAGCCTTTGTGTTCTGCTTGTCCCTCCATTGCAGGAAGGTTGTCAAGGCCTTTATCATAAGGTATCATTTTGTGAACATAAGGGTTTCCGTCAAGTATCTCAAAATATTCTGGCTTTGTTGTAAAATATATATTGTGATTTGGGTAGACTTGTTTTATGTTTTTTAATAGAGAAGTGCAGAGGTATACGTCTCCTATGCTTTGGGGCATAGAAAATAAAATTCTTTTTCCTTCGTCCTCTTTATCTAATAGGTCTTCAAATTTTGTAGGATTATTTTTTTTATTATCTTCTTGAGCCACTTGTTTGAAGTATTTTAGTATATCATTCCTTGAAGAGCCTTCTTTTAATTTTTTCATCCAATGTTCATAGCCCTCTTCTTTTTCTTTTACCTCTAGCTTTAATATATTTTTGTATATATCCACTATCCAGTCTGAGTCGTTTAGATCATTGTCGGGGGCGTATTCTGGATCTTTCTTCTCTTTAGAGAAATCGAAGTTCCACTCTACTGCTGGCATATCGTCAATAATTTTCTCCAGTTTTGAGCATACGGACTTTATGCTATAATTTTCAATTGCAAATTCTCGAGCGAGTTTACCCATTTCAGATCTTTTCTTGTCGGACATATTGAAA